TCTTTCACAGAGATCACTGTCGTATAAAAAACTAGCAGTGAATGGTGAAATTTCATTGTCAATTTGATCAGTAATCCAACCTATGACTTCTTTTTGTATAAATGTTCTGTTCAAAGTCAACAGTTGCGCCGCCGCCCTATAGAATCCTCTGTTATTAATTAATGGATACACAGGTTCATCTGTGCCTTGTAGATAGTGATAACCAAATAGTCTATCAGTCAATGTGATCTGATCAGTGCCCACTACTCCTACAGTGAGGTCTCTTCTGAAATACAAGAAGGCCCATGGACTAGAACTTATACCGGGTTTTGGTCTTATGATACAGCGTCTGAATTCATCACCAACTATGGACACGTTGGCCGGCAGTCTCAGGGGTAGATTTTCTTCGTAGACTCCACTTTCAACTAGAACACTCAGTTGTATATTTTTCTGTACATCACCATATGATATAACTTCACCAGGTTGGAATGTGCCAAATCTAAGATCAACGTCAAAAATTTCATCCCCTTCTGAGTCTAGAGCGCCTGTGTGTCCAAGGATCTGAGCCAAGGCTCCCGATGTTTCGCCTCTTAGGAAAAGACCTTCTCGTATGTCTCTGCTTCTGATAGCACTGGGAGTTGATGTAGTGTAGTCTCCAGTAAAGTCTGTGCGATAGCCTCCAGTTTCTATGAAAAATCTAGGAAGGGATACAGTGACCAACGGCTGGCTGGTGAATCCAGATCCTTGATCTGTGACTGTGATGCTGATCACACTGCCACCTACCACGTCGGCAGTACCAAATGCGCCTGCTCCAGTAGTGTCGCCGGGTGCTGGTACAATCCTAACAGATGCTAGACCAAATCCACTGCCACCACTGTTTACTACCACGTTGTTGACCTTGTAGGTCAAATCCACAGTAGCTAACTGACCATTGTCGCTGTCATCTGTGGTTGCCACATTGGTGTTGGAGAGAGGCAATATAGTGTACACTCCAGAGGACACGATGCGGAATGTTAACACGCCACCTGCTTCTGTTGTAGATAATATCTGTAGTCTAGCTGGTTCGCTAAATGTTCCCCCAGTCACAGTTAGTATATCGCCAACTTGATAATTTACACCCACTGTATTCACAACCACAGTGTCAACACTCATTAGGGCACTGCCGCTGAATCCTGAACCGCTGCCCGGAGCATCTTCAATCCTAGTCAATGTACAGTTAGATACTCCGTTGTTGTAGGTCAATGTTTTTTTGTAGGGGCCTATTTCGTTTCTAGCCTCTAGCACAATTTCTTCTGCTCTTTTCAGTGCCGCTTCAATAGTTCTATAGGCATAGGCCAATGCTCGACCTTGTAGTGCTGCGCTGACACCTGGTCGATCGTCTTGACCCGATGTAGCCACATATAGATTGATGCTACTGCCAAAGGCAGAATTATCCACATATCGTTTGGTCGCAGCGATCAATCCATCATAGACATCATCGTCATCTGGCTCAGGATCTCTGGATAGGATTAACGGGCCGCTCATTGTGCCAAAAGCACCATTTACCAGCCCAGTTCTTGGATCGATGGCATTGGTGCCTGACCTGGAAACTTTGCCATCAGCATAGCGTTTGTTGATGGCTTCGTGATCAAATACAGGGACCAGTGGAATATTATCAGTACCTAGGTCTCTGATCCTAAATTGAGTACTGCCAGATCGTGCGCTGAGATTGCCCCCCAACTGTGGACTGGTGTCACCGACCACTTCAGAGAACTCTGAGCTGATACGTATTTCATTTTGATTGGTGGTAAAATCAAGATTTATACCGGCACCTGAAGTGATCTGTTTGTATACAATACCTGTTTCTGTGTTGTTAACACTGAGTATGGCATTTTCCTGTCCGAGGTAGCTATTTGGAGTGTCGTCTAGATTTTTAAAAGTTAGCTTTTCACCTAGACCCAATGAGCTGTACAGCTCACGAAAGTTGTCGTTCACCTTGCGGAACGAGTCGCGAATACTGTCGCCTGTGCCGTCGTTGCCTACAACGCCGATATCAATAATTTTTCTTGCCATGGTCGATCCTAAGATTTATGGTTGCTCTACTATTTAGCCCAAAGTTTTATAAGCCGAATGTAAATACAAGATGTTCTTAAAAAAAGAAACTCAACAAACTCAACATGTTAGACTCAGTAAACTAGGAGTTGCACACAACTACACCAGAAGAAAAACTATTGCAGTTTTTCGTTGTGATAACTGTGATAGAGAATTTACACGTGAGCTACGCAAGATGGATCACAGAAGATTGAGCAACAACTATTTTCATGTATGTGCATTATGCGATGCAAAAAAGTTTGCTCAACGCAAGGGGGTTGAACGCAAGCAGATCTGGGACATGCCCGCCAGTACCACCTTGCCAGTGGGCAAATACTAGACTCTAAAACTTTCTCCACAGCCGCAACGGTCTCGTTCGTTAGGATTTTGAAAATCAAATCCCTCATTAAGCCCATTGCGGACCCAGTCCATAGTTAACCCGTCCAAATAGGCTAGGCTTTTTTCATCTACCAATACAACAAAACCGTCGTGTGCAAAATTTGTTATTCCAATTTCTGCGGTGTACTCATCTACGTACTCAATGGTATATGCTAGGCCACTGCAACCTGTAGTTCTTACACCTATACGAATACCCACACCTTTGCCACGTTTAGCAAGCATTTCTTTAATTTTAGTTTTGGCTGTGTCGGTTACGGTAATCATTTACGGCTGCTTTGATAGCATCTTCTGCCAGTATCGAACAATGTATCTTAACTGGGGGTAGAGCTAATTCTTCGGCGATGTCGGAGTTTTTGATTGATCCGGCTTGATCAAGGGTTTTTCCTTTGACCCACTCTGTAATGAGGCTCGAGCTCGCAATAGCCGATCCGCAGCCATACGTTTTAAATTTTGCATCTGTAATAATACCTGTATCATGATCAACCCTTATTTGAAGTTTCATAACATCGCCGCAAGCAGGGGCACCAACCATACCAGTACCAACACTAGGATCACCCTTGTCAAAAGATCCGACGTTCCTGGGATTCTCATAATGATCAATTACCTTTTCTGAATAGGCCATCCTAATCCTTTTTAAACAGACTTAAAATCTTAGCCTGAATTGTCTTGGCAAAGTCGGGCTGAGGGAAATTCCAACCAATGAATGCACCCAGTGCTAACCAAAATAATGTTTCTAACATGTCATTCTCCTATTAAGCGGTCGTTAACGACAGACCAGTCGATAACACGCCAAATATTATTTAGATATTTGGCTTTATTCTGTTGGTAGTCTAATGCCCAAGCGTGTTCCCACCAATCAATAAGCAGGGAAATCTTCATGCCTTTAGTATATTCGTGATTGGGGATAGTGTGCAGTTTGCCCGCGGTATCCATATAGACCCAACCAGATCCTTGAATAGCCATAGCTTCTTTTTCCACAGCCTCTTTGAACTTGTCAAAGCTACCGTATATGTTGTCGATTAATTCGCCTGCTGCTTCTGCAGGCTTGTTAGCAGCTCTGGGAGGAGTTAGATTTCCAAAGAACAAATTATGTAGCATTGCACCACCATAATTAAATTTAGAATCACCTTCGCCTGCATTGTATCTTTCAAAATACTTAGCAGCTAGTCCAGAGTAATGATAGTCAAGCGTATCTTTGCTCATTACAGGATCAAGTTCTTCTTTGCCAAAACTTAACTTGTTTTGAACAATTTCCCTAGTATCTGTATCTTCGTGTAGGTATTTGATGAAATGTAGCGCCATGCTGTATTTAGTGTATAAATAACCTACAAGGAGATTTTAATATGATCGGTTTATTAAAGAAACTATTTGGTGGTAAGCCAGCAGAACAAACTGCGGAAGTTCCATATAAAGTAGAGGCAGAACCAGTGGTTGAGGCAGCGCCTGCACCAGCAGTTGAGGCAGTGGTAGTGGTTCCGGATGCAGTTGTTCCGGCGGCTGTAGTTGCAGCACCAACGGCAGAGCCACAGAAAAAGGCTGCTCCTGCAAAGAAAGCAGCCCCAAAGAAGCAACAGTTCGCTAAAAAGCCTGCAACAGCTAAAAAGCCACCTGCTCCTAAAAAACCAAAATCACAAGCCTAATTTTTTAGCTTGTTCATAAAGTGCAAAGCTGGCCAAGTTCTTGGCCTTGCTTTCGCACATGATATCAAATTGGTCTCTGAATCTCAGTGCCCATTCATTCGCTGCTGTATTCCAGTAGAAGTTTGAGTGTGCTCTGAGTTTTTGTTTTTTGTGTCCGGATTCGATTAGCGCATCAAGGGCGGGAAGGGTGTCTGTGGCATGGCCAATAACAACGTCTTCCCGTGAAACACTATAATGTATAACAGGCCTAACACCACGCCAGCTATCAATAATCCTTTTAACACGGTCATCATTCGGGTCAATATATTCTCCTGAGTTAATCCAATGGTGATGAATATCTAGTACTAGGGCACAATCATTCACTAGTTCGATGCTAGAATCGATGCCCCAAGTCATTTCATCGTTTTCGATAGTAATACAATTTCGAGCTTCGGGTGAAAGCCTAGTCAACGCTCTGCGAATACCTTCGGGTCCTTGCTTGCCTGAAATGTGTACGTTAATTTTAAAATCTTGAAATGTTCGACCGTAGCCCATCCAGCGAGCCATATCGGTATGATATTCAAATTCTTCAATCGATCGTTCTACAATACCTTCGTTAATAGATGCAAGCACAGTGAACTGACCAGGATGCATAGACAACCGAACACGCCTCTTGCGAGCCAAATCTCCCACTTGTCCAAATGCTCTTTCGCAATAGGCTCGTACATCGGCACGCCGCCAAAACCCGCACCAATCCTGCTGAGTATATACAGGTAGTATATCGCTACTGAGTCGTACCATTCTAAGATCTTCATGTTGTTCTCCAACTAATTCTACCAGCTTGCGAGTAGATTCTATGTTACCTACCATTAGGTCCCATAGTTTTTGTTCTGCAATCTGTTTAGTTTGTCTATTTAACCAAGCCACGGTAGTGCTACCAGTGTTATACTGTTTGCAATTGTCAGCCTGTTTGATACCATCGATCTGACTGGGGCCATCAATCCACTTGCAGGCAAAACCTATACGTTTAGTCATTTTTTACTTTCGCTGAAATTACATTGGCGATACGAAAGGAACGCCATTCCTTTTTGTCCAAGCACCAAACGCTCATCACATCTGGGTTTTGTTTCTTTTCTTTCTTTACTATAGGAAAGTCAATGGGATTATCTGTATTAGTAAAGTGTTGAAAATTTGGAGCAGGGATAGGATCAGGAATAAACTCTGCCTTAAGTGTACAAGGCATCGATCGAATCTCACCATTCACTTTGGTAAATTCTACAATGCACTCGTTTTCAAGAAGCAGAGTGCGTAATGCTTCGGCTGTAATAGTATTTGTCATACTACTAGTATAACACAATTACCGCCAGTTGTCAATTACAAACTGATCCATAACTTCGTCGGGTTTTGGATCTCCGTGAAACACACAGACAGCGCACTCTAGATGTATCTTTGGACTGCGCACATCTTTGAAAAACCTTTTGCCGCCCTGATACACCAATTCATTTCGATCACGGATCTCCCATTTGTAACTCTGTATCCATCGTTCGGGCCAAAAGGTTATACGGCTTTTTGCTACTTGCCAAATCCAATCTTGGTCGCCGTGCAATTTTTGAGCCTGCTTGGGATTGTTTTGGAAGGTGGTAAAGATATCTGGATGTAGTCCTGCGGGCCAACTCATGACAGAACTGTTGAGAATGTTCCACTGGGGATTAAACTTTCTATTAAAGTCTCTAATGCCTAAAAACTCTCGGTCATAGCCTAAAATTAATTTATCAATATTCTGATGTATAACAATATCTAGATCAAAATATAAAACTCGGCCTCGCAGATTTAGCCCGGGATCAAACATGTGAACCTTGTGCCACCACCCTTTTGCATACCCGGCATGTGGTCTTACAATGCTGGTAACACCGTCTATGGGATGTTGATCATCAGTTAAACAGAAAAACTCATAGGGAACGGTTAGATGTCTAGCAACCATGTTACGCAGACGCTCAACATATTCTCTACCATAGCGTGTACCAAATCGAACACACAATACAGAAATTGGTTGGACTTGAGTTTGTATAGAGGTAGGTACTGGTATTGGTTCTTCTACAGTAATTTCAGTAGAAGGGAAACCAAATTTTTTATAGTGTCTCCACTGATCTTTAGTGAGATTTTCTCTTGACAATTTCATCGATGGCTACTAGGTCTTTTAAAATATTGCTGAGGTCGTCCAACTTGATCATATTAGGACCGTCGCTGGGTGCGTTATCTGGATCTTCGTGACATTCCATAAACAAAGTTGATACGCAACCTGTGGCTATAGCAGCTCTCGCCAAGTACGGGACCATGGTCCTATCTCCTCCAGATCTTTCTCCCATTCCCCCAGGCTGTTGAACAGAATGTGTGGCATCAAAGACCACTGGATAGCCAGTGCTTGCCATGATAGGTAAACTGCGCATGTCGACCACAAGATTATTGTATCCATGAGTGTATCCTCTTTCGCATAACATAATGCGTTCATTGCCAGTTGAAGCAATCTTTGCCGCAACGTTCTTCATATCGTGAGGAGCAAGGAACTGCCCCTTCTTGACATTGATAGCACATCCGGTTTCGCCTGCGGCTAGTAATAGATCAGTTTGTCTGCACAGGAACGCTGGAATCTGTAGTATGTCAATGCCTGCCTCTGCACATTCTTTTGCCTGCCACGATTCGTGAATATCTGTTAAAACAGGCACTCCGAAAGTGTGCTTGATAGTATTAAGTATTTGCAAACCTTCGTCAATGCCAACGCCTCGTTTGGTGCTAATGCTAGAACGATTAGCTTTGTCAAAACTGCTTTTGTATATCAAAGGAATGCCAAGCAATGCTGTGATAGCAATAAGTCTAGCACAGGTTGCCTCGGCATGGTCCTGACTTTCTATTTGGCACGGTCCAGCAATAAGAACAAACGGCAAATCGTTGCCAATAGGTAAAGAGCTAATATTAAATGTGCGCATATTATTATTTACCAATGCCTAATGGTGTTGGCAATAATAAAGCAACAGGTTATAACGTGAATGACAACCCAAAATGTTTTTAAGAATAATACTATGCGAGCTTCGCTTAGAGAGAGGATAGGCACATCTGGCCTATCTTCATCTGTCTGCCCCATTAGGTGCCCGGTTGCTCGAGCCCATATGCGTTCAAACGAGTTCACGCAAATAAATCCTCATTCCATTCTCTATGACCTTCACGGAACGCCATATTGCTCTGCGTTTCGCGAACTTCAACACGATAGCACCATAGGCGTTTGCTTTCACCATCACCCCACATGTCTGGAATGTATACACCATTAACATACTTGTAGAGTTGATCAGCTAGGCCTTCGCAACCTAGTTTAGGAAGGATAGTAAGTTTAGCCAACTTACGCTTTTCCATTTCCTTGTAAAAGTCTAACTCAGGATCGTCTTCTGCTACTAACAGGGTATGATCAAATTGACTTTCTAAGATGCCTTTGAGTTCTTTAAGACCTCCGTAGTCAGCAGCCCAATTACGAGCGTCAAGGTCGTTGGTGCCAAAGTAAAATTTCATATTAAATGAATAACCGTGAATTAGATTACAATGACTATCAGCTCGCCATTGCCTATAGGCGCATGGGAATGAGTCGTGATATTCTTTTGTTGAAGTGTACTTATATTGTACGGGTTGAAGATTTGCCATCTCTAGTCTCCTTTATTAAGGTAGCAAGTTTGACGACATGCAGAGTTTATAAAGCGGGATGAATGACGTAAAAAGTCCGCTGTGCCTGTGTGTATAGATTAAGTATACAAGGTATTTATAGGTAATGCAACTCCAATAGATTCTTTTTTAACATTATTTTTTTGCCATTCTGTAGGCAACGTCCAACCTTCTGTATTGATGATATTAAATTGAATATGGGGAAACAATGAAAACAATTTGCCTATTTGGTATATCCAATAGCTGGGATCAACAGCATTAGAGTTTGGATGAGAATAATTATTGGTTCCTTTGTAAACATTGTTCACGTGTTCTTGCCTGCCGTATAAATCAAAACCAACAAGTGATACCGTAGGTAAATTTAATTGTGCGGCAACAAGAACAGCATACGGGCCAGATCCCCAATGTATAGGATTGTCGGGACGAAGCTCTCCCTGATAGGGCAAGTCTGGCAGCAGTTTTATATTTTTGTTTTTTTCTATCTTTCTAAAATAGTGATGCCAGTTGTCTCGAACGTGGATCATAGTATTAGCAGTTGCAGGATTTTCTAATGCTTCTCTAACCATTCTATGATCACAACAGATCAAATGATCAACAACAAGATCTCTATGTATGGCATTGCAGCCTATAAGAACATGCGTGTCTTTAAAATCGTTTAGGTTGATTCTACCACGACTTTCGCCGTTGCCTATAACTAGGGCCTGTGAGCCCATGTGTTAACCTCGTTCTTTGATCTCGCCAAAGGGATACCATGCACCGGGACTGCCTGCTCTTAGACAGACCCAGCCGACACCAGTACCAACTCTGGCAGCGGTATTCCAAACAATGTCGCCTACGGCATAAGTACCTTCTTGCGGAGAATTGCTAGCATACATTTGTATGTGACCACTGAATCTCACCGCACCCGCCACATGTAGATCTACAGCAGGATCTGGATTTTCAACGCCCACACTTAGTTTGCCGTTGACTTTAACTTGTATGGGATTTCTATTGGCATTACCTAGATCAATATTACCATTGGCCTTGACTGAAATACGAGAAGTATTGTCAGTGACAATGTCAAAATCCGTGCTGGCAAAAGTGCCAACCATTCCGTGAAAGTCATCATTGGTGCCCAGCATTACCTCAATGGCATTTTCCGCCACGCTGAATGCAGCATTAGGAGCTTCTGTGCCTAGACCTAATCGGTCTGTAGTGCCATTGTAGATCAAATACTGATTGATATTAACCGATCCATCTACGATCAACCCTTGAAGTCTACCCACAGTTTGTAGGTTACTTTTAAGTACGGTAGACCCTAGTTCTTTAGTGGACAGCACCACAGTGTTGCCAATGGAGAAATTCTTGTCTTTATCTAGATCAATGCTTTCTGAAGAGAAAAATCTATCAGGATTTCCGTTGTACACCAACTGTTTGGTGTAGCCTTTGCCGCTCCAGATAATGCCTTTACCAAAGTTTTCCTCGCCCTTGCGAGCCCGGAATTCTAGGAACTGCGTGATTTCTTGAGCAACAGGTTGATGGGCCGATTCAACAAGTTCTTTAAGAACTCTGCTTAAATCAGTGAGAGTTTGATCGATATTGGTATTGTTCATACCAGTATTTATCAAACTCCGATCTAAACATTAGACAATTTTTAGCAGAATTATGTCTTCGTTGATACGCCCGTTCATGCGTGTATCAACTGCATTGATATCTTCGAGGAACTTGCGTAACACCACTTTGCCTGCTGCCTTAAATTCTTTAAGTTGATCAGCTGGCTTACGCAGTGTCTTTTGTACAGATGTTGCTTCGTTGAAGCCTGTAATTGTGGTGCCTTTGACGCCAAGTTCTTGGAACTCAGCAGCCAAGTACTTGCCCAACTTGCGGCTCTTGGTATTGTAGGTCCACAATTCTTTAGCACCCAGAATATCAGCAGGATTGATAGATACCAATTTAAGCGGCTCATCTGCCTTCTTGTACTTGAGTTTGGCAATAATCTTCTCTGCAGGCACAGCCTTTTTGGCCTTGGGCTTGCGATTAACCTTGGCTTCTTGCGCCAACATCTCGCAGGCACTGACAATTTCCTGATAGAATGCTGTAATCTTACGCAGTTGCACCTTGCTTAAATGGCTGTAGGCTTCTTTGAGTTGCTCGTCTTTGGTTGTTGCAACCTCTACGAGTTCATCTAGATCTTTAACATAAAAATCTCGAATAACACGAGCATGAGCCGCTTTGGCCTGATGTGCCTTTAACAGGTTAAGAACTTTGAATGCCTTGGGGTCAAATGTTTCTGGATCTGTTTGAAACGCTTCGATGGCTGTTTCAATTTCTTCAGTCATTTTGTACGATGATTCACGCACACGATCTTGAATACTGACAACAGGGCCTGTAGGTTTAATCTCAACTTCCTCGCTGTCGTCTGTGTCATCTTTGCCTTCGCTAACAATCTTGGCAATGGCTTGGCCTAACCAAACTGCCGAACTACGACCCTCATTGAAGTCTACACGAACAGGAGGCATGCCTTTCAACAAACAGGCAGCAATGGCACCTACAGTTGTACCACAGCGATTGTCTTTGGTCTTTTTAAATTCAGCAATTTGCTCTTTGGTGTAGCCGTTAGCACTCATCCAATTGATCACTTTGGGTTTGAGTTCTTTACCACTGGACTCTAACCGATACCAGCTCATGGCAACATGAAAATGACGCAGGAACTGATTGGTATCCCAAGCTTCGTGGCCGTCCCACTTTGGACTAAAGTCTTTGCCTTTAGATGCACGAGCTTCTGCTAGATGTTTTGCTTTTGTGGCCATTCCGCACTCCTATTAATTAAACAATACTAATATTATAGCATCGTTTGATCTATTTGTCAAGTGGGTCATTTTGAAAAGTTTTGATAAGGATTGGATCACCATCGTCTGTTTCTTGATAGACTGTGGATAATATGTAGCCGTCACTGAGACTAGATTGGGCTATTCCAAATGCTTCCTTTTGGCTTGCAGTGGTTTCTAATAATTCATTGTGACCGGCTTCATCTTCGGCCCAAACTTCGTATAGCATATATGTCATTTTGGTTGCTTTCTAACCTCCTTAACGGTTATCATCTTCAACGTCTAAAACAATCCAACCCAATTGTTTTAGATCCTCGCGAATTTCATCAGTGACTACACTCTCCGGAACATATCCCTTAGTGCCATCTAGATCACCATTGCCCAGGCCTTCTCCAATACCAGAGCAGTACCAATCAATGTAATCGCCTTGTTCACGCATATTGGCAATTATCCCACCGGCACTGCGCCAACTAGCTGACCACCGTTCGTCTTTGAGAACGGGCATGACATCCAATTTTTGGAATTGTCTATTGCATATAGCGGCATATAAGTTTTGAGCATAGGAGTCACTGTTTCGAACTTTATTTAACATCAGTTCGCAGGTGCGAAGATCGTACTCCATGTTGTTTTCCTGCCACTCGAGAGTAAGTTCTCGTGAGTCTGCTTCAGCTCGCCACTTGGCCCACATGTCAACATAGGCCTGTGCGTTGACTCGTTGTTCTTCAGTGATAGCGGGATCTTCCAATTGCTTTTCAGAACGTTCCTGTTGGAAGGTCATTCGATTAGGGCTTTTTGAAATCTTTAACATCTTCGATTGCCAATTTGAGAGTTTCTGCGTAGTTTAATGCTGTCTGTTCTTTTAGATGAATACTGCCTTCGAAGTCTACATAGCCTTTAGTCAACAGAGTCCAAATGTGTGTCCAACGACTCTTAGACCAAAAGTTGGTTCTAACAGTGGTATAAACCATTACAGCAACGCCCGAGTCGTCTGCTTCGATCCATAGATTGTGTGAACAGTCTGGACTGCCACACTCGCAGACCACATGGTAGGCACGACTATCTCCCCAGTCATTGGTTTTTAAAATTCCTTCGGCAGGTGTTTGTGCTTTCATGTTTTATCTCGTTGATGTTTGTATTCTCGTTTGAGCCAGTATTTGTATCGTTCCCAATACTGATTTATTGTAGCAGGTTCTTCACCGTAGAGCAACCGTTCTTCGCGATTCTCCATCCAGAGTTCGTTGACCCAGTGTCTAAAGGCACTAGACGGGTGTTGGCGGTCGTTTGGTACAATATTCACACGTTGGGTCATCACATTTATCCTCTAACCATTTATCGCAAGATCTGCAATAATAAGCATCATACTCTTGCGAGTACGATTTTTTATTCTCGCAATCACAATAGTTTGGGTTCAGGTCCATAGACTATCACGAGCTTTGATCAGTCGAATCATCATAGCTTCATCTTCTTTTTCATAACCCTCTTCGATCTTTTGAAGCAACTTATGAGCCTTATCGCTGGCTTTTTTAAGTACAGGATCTTTAGGGGTACTGAAACTTAGCTTGCCACCATTGGCTTCACGCTGTGCTTCGCAGGCCGCAGTCCAGCCACTTGCTTCATATGGATCAGGACGAGCACGATAAGTCACAGTCCACCACACATAAAGCTCTTTGATCTCTTTTGCACGAAGGGCTTGTCCAGTTGGCTTGCCGTATTCAGGATCGTCTGGTTCACACCAATCAGTGTTGGTCAATGTCATTGCCCAATCTAAATGATCAAGACCTGCTTGAGGACAACGCCAAGTGCGCCAACGGAACCAACCGCTAGCCCAAAAGGGAGGATCATACTTAGCACGAGCTTCTTTATCTCCCCAAGCGATGTGCGACCATGCGGATTCGATTTCGACGAAATCCACCAACTCATTAAATAGGCATGGCAGGAACCGATTGCCAACATCGCACCAAGCACCAGGCTTGATGTCACGAGTATGAGCGGTAAGAGAGTGAGTACGACTAACCCAGCGATTATTGATGTAATACTTAACATCGTAGATCTTTCTAACGGGCCAAGTGACAAAATCCTGGATATAGCCTAGGGCCTCTTCAGCTAGCCAGTAACGAAAATTGTGCTTCATCTGAGCCGCAGTGGTCCAGTCGTCCCATTCTTCTGAGGTACCCGCACTGAGTTTTTTAGTGCCGCGAAGCCAATCTGCAAAGGGAGTGCATGACCAGTAGTTTGTGTGATGTGCCATTATAGTGTGTTTTCTCTGTTGAACAACTTAATTATACTATCTTTTAGATAACATGTCAAGATGATTCTTTTTTGACTCAAATTTTTCTTTGATAGCCAGCCAAATTGAGCATGATCGAATACTGCTCGTAGGCTTTTTGGACAGCCGTATTTGATTGCCGATACCAACTTTCTTCACGTTCCTTTTCCATAAGTATGGCAAACATATCGGCATCGCTATATCCGTGATTGTGATTGCCAAAAAATCTCTGTTCCATTTCTACAAGAGCTCGAAAACGGCTTTCGGGTATTTGAACGGTGAAGACTTTTTCTGTTTCATATTCTACAAAATCTTTCCTCACTATATCTGCTCGTAAGGGATCTGTAAAATACTTAGGAGGATGATATCTGGCCCTCCGTTTTTGATCATCTACGATTTGTATTTCGTAGTTTTTGCAAAACTGATCAATTTGTTCTTTCATTATACAAGACTTTCAGCCAATGGAAAGATTTCTGCAATCACTTTTGCACAGGCCTTGGCAACTTCCTGATGCTCTAGTTGTGTGCCGTTAGCTGATCGTAGTTCAATGAAGTGTACCCATGAACGTAGTGTACCATTCATGTACAAGCGACTTTCTGTAAGACCTTCCGGCAGCACAGCACGAGCCTGTTCCTTGGCTATACCGTTAGCAATGGCCCATTCATATTCTCGTTTGGCAGCGTAGATAACTCGCTGTTGAGCACGATACCATTCATTTTGTAACAGCTGATCATCGACTGGGACGCTGTTCTGTCTATTTTTTGGATCTTGGAGTCGTGCTTCTCTACATACAAACGACAGGTCTTTAGTAGGGTCAGCATATCGCTGACTGAACTCTTGGAAACTGAAACTTCTGTGTCGCAAGATTTGTCGGGCAATATCTCTGGTTGTGGTGATTTCGATACAGGCACTGACCATTTCGAGTGGGCTCCAGTGTTGGTGTTTGACCAAGTATCTGATGAGTTTTTCTGATGTGTCTGTGTTGAGCTGATTGGAAGGATTGCTGACACGGGCGCAATACGCAATGAGTTCCTGCGCATCTTCGATGCCCATATTTCGAAATTCGGCTGCGGGTTGACTATATGATAAAAGTTTAACATTCATGTTTATTTACTGCTTAGGTTAGTATATCGAAGTTTACAACACATCGTGGCCCTGTTTTAGGAATGCCACCACCGTGATATATTTCTCCGTCAAACACAACCACTCGGCCACGTTTAGGAGAAACTGATTGAACTACGTTATTGTCCTTGTCAAAGAATACAGTGTCTCCATCTGCATCGTTGACATAATATAATACCACGGTATGTTTAAAAGGGAAGTCTTGATGTGCTGCGTAATTTTTTAATTTTGTTTTATAGGGCAATATAAGATAAATCCTAGCCACCATTATTTCTTTTAATATTAATCCTAGGTCTTGACAAACAACCTGCGGTATTAATGCAAAATTATCTAGATGGTCAGAACGTTGTGAACTAGACTTTAGCACGTGAACAAACGAAATAGAGTTAACTCCCGGTTCATTGGCAGTTGATTCGTACTTGCACCGCAGATCAACTGTGGGGTGCATGATCTCTTCTTCCACACTGGTCTTTCCTAAAATACTCAACTCATAATAATCTTGAAGATGCTTGGGAATCAAGTCATCATAGATTTTGATATTCACTTTGGTTCTTCAATAGGTTCGTCAAAACAAAGACTTTCCATAGTCTTGTAATGTTCGTAGGCTTTTTTAAGTGCTTCGAACTTTTCGAGTTTTGTAGGATCAGGAACAAGTATAGCTAATCTCTGCTCCATCTTCTTCATAAATTCTTTTAGGCTCTGACCATCAATTTTAATATCAGTACCTGCTGCCATTTCGATACCAGTGGTGTTAATGTTAACCGTGCTAGGACTAACTCCGTAGCTAGGGCTTATAGTATATCCACTAGTTCCAGTAGTCCATTGACTGTTGGAATTAATATTATTAATTGTAGTAATACCACCAACTGTTGCTCCACCGTAAGTAAATGTAGTACTAGGTAGAGTTATTGTATTAATATTTGAATATTGATCTGAGCCAGTCAGTGTAATAGTATCTAAGGTATCGATCATGGTGCTTGCCTGAGCAGCACCATAATCACTTAGATCAATTTCAATATCATCGAATGTGATATCGTCCTTGTTGCTCATAATTAGGCCTTGGCTTCTTTGCGGGCGTTCTTTTCTTCTGTGATTTCGTTGCGACGAGCTTTAACACCCTTGGCAACTTCTTGAAGAGCTTTGCGAGCACGAGTTCCTGCTGCACCGTTGCCGGCTGTGAATTTTGCGTCCTCGGCTAAGAATGCTTCGAAGTCTGCTTTTAATTGATCAACTGTTGACATAATATTTTTTCCTTATAGTTATGTTCTAATACTTATAAGCCACCCTGTTTACAGGGGCTTAAAACTGGTATGGTCGGTAGGTTTCGAACCTACAAAGGCGCTGTCTACGACTTTGCCCCGTCCCCATTCTCGACTATGAGTCGAGCGGGAGGTCTGCCAATTCCACTCACGACCACAACTATATTATATAATCATAATGAACAAAGGTCAATGATTTTCCAAATAAATAAATTTTGTATAACTCCATTTTTTGGTAGTTGAGAAGATAGGTTAATTCTAAAGGAAATTACATGAACAAACGTATTTTAGTTATGGGCCTACCTGGTTCAGGTAAAACATATTTGGCACAACATATTGTTGACCATTTACAAGCAGATAAAAAACGTGTAGGTTGGTTAAATGCTGACGATGTGCGTAAAAAGTATAACGACTGGGATTTTAGCAACGAAGGTCGTATTCGTCAAAGTCATCGTATGCGCGAATTAGCAGATGCAATGACTGATGTTGATTACGTCATCTGTGACTTTGTTGCTCCTCTAGTTGAGATGCGTAACAACTTTAAAGCAGATTGGACTATCTGGGTAGATACAATTGACAAAGGTCGGTTTGAAGATACTAACAAAGCCTTTATTCCGCCAGAGATTTACGACTTTAGGATTACAGAACAAGATGGAGAAAAATGGGGGGAGTTTATTGCCGCACACATTATAGACAATCGTCGTCGTCCTGTGTTTGACTGGAAAAAAGAAACTGTTCAGATGTTAGGCAGATGGCAACCATGGCATGCAGGTCATCGAGCACTCTTTGAAAGATTACTGGCCAAGACTGGACAGGTCATCATCCAAGTACGTGATGTACAAGGATGGCAAGGTAGTAATCCTTTCGAAGTTGACAAAGTTAAAGGATTTATCAAACGTGATTTAGATATGCTTTATCAAGGGCAATACGAAATTCAAGTTGTCCCAAATATTGTTCATATTGGCTGGGGTCGTGGTGTAGGATATACCAGTGGTGAGGAAACGTTTGATGAATCTATTACTGACATCAGTGCTACTAAAATTCGGAAAAATCTAGGTCTAGTATGATCGGTATTGAAATAATATTTTATTTCTTTCTATGGACTTTTATGATATACTGGATACACCGAGCCAGTCATAAAATTTCATTTCTGTCAAAACTACATTTTCATCATCACGCTTATATTAAAAAACACAAGATAGTTTGGCATTGGAATAACATTTTTCTGTTCAATGACAATTGGCCTAGCACGTTTGATTATTGGATAACTGAAGTTCTACCTACTTTTATTTTCAGCTGGATCACCGGTCAATGGTGGATAATTATTTTATTTTATGTTTATGCAGCCATTATACAAGAAAGGCTAGAACACAATAGAAAATTCAATTTGTATCCTTGGTACACATCTGGTCAATGGCATTATTTGCATCATACAGAAAGTAGATGCAATTATGGTATCGGAACACCTTTTTGGGATTGGGTCTTTAAAACAAATCGATCAATTAGATTATAGATTTAAGTTGTCCGAGTCTGTTTCTCACGTTCAAAAAATCAGCAATTACAGTTTTTGTGGCAGTTCTTTGCCAATCTCGATCTTGCCAAAACTTTTTTGCATTTTGATTTACAGGATGATTAATAAATTCAGAAAATGATTCTTCATCTTTAAAAAAAGTATAAATTTCTAATTTACATCCTGTTTCATCTAAGATTAAAAATCTATCTAGGATTCTGCCCTGTCTGATAAAATCAGCTGCTAACGCTCTAACTCCTGTGCCTTTTTTTCCTTGGAGTTTTTCTTCTAATCCTCGATAATAAAAATCATCCACACTTGTGCCATTTCTATTTTTTTCTTCGAATATAACTTTTTGTAGTATCATAACACTAATTGATTAACAATATATGAAGGAAGGGCTGAATAATGTGTGTGATTTTTTTTAACTTCTTTTATAATTAAACTTTGCAGTTCTTCAAAATTTCCAATATAAGAATTGATATCGTCGGTGTCGTTATAATTATGATCAAAAATAATTTTTTTGTTAAAATAAGTGTCTAAATTGTTTGCAATGTTATTATTTACAATATCTTCAAAATATAGTTTTTCGATAATATTAGAATCTTTAGCAAATAAATTCTCTAGTTCCCAATATGTTCTACAAAGTTGATTGAAAAATGTCATTATTCTTCTTACTTCTCTTTTGGATTCAACAAAAATAAACGGATCATGTTTTTTAGAGCTACCTATGTAGTCATTATGGTCTATTGCGATCAGCATACTTCCTATGACTTTCCAAATATCTTTTCTTAAAATTAAGATCACATCTAGATTATTATCTTTAATTAAATTTTTTAAATCTGAGTGAAAGGACAAGAAAGTTTTAAAACCAAAATAATCTACATTTTTCTTTGATTTTACACTAATAAATTTTTTAATGATTAAATCTTGATCGAATGAATTATTTTTCATCGAGTTAGCTAATCTGTGTAAGTTATGCGGATTAAACGGTTCGTAATTAGGAAACTCTGGAATCCAAATATCATCAAATTCGTTCAGCACATCGCAGACAAACGTAGTGCCGCTACGAGGAGTCCCAACAATAACAAAGTTTTTATTCATTTTTTATTTTACCATATGCGATGTTTTTTACGGATGCATTATATACAATATTCTGATTCAGCAGTAGCTTCTTGCAATCTTTGATCAGTAAGGGCTGATCTCAATCCTGTGATAGTGATATTTGGTCTTGGTTTATTTGAAATATTAAAAGTTCCATGCGGAACATTCAAGGTATCGAACATATGAACATCGCCAGCTCTCCACTGAGTGTGTACTGCATTACCGTATATAAGGATCTGGCCGGGTTCGTAATCTTCTAGATGTACAATAATCCTAACTATTTTTGACGGGTCTGTGGGATTGCGATGCCATAATTTATCAATGTGCATGGCGAACGTCTGACCAGGCCATTGCACATGGCAACGATAACTAACTTTTTCTAAATGCCAATGGTCTACCATTTTTTTAATTTTAGGAAACTGATCTAGATATTCTTCTAAAACTAAGTTAGTATGATCAACATGGTCTAAACCGTGAGCCTTTCTGTCGTTTTGCTCTTGTGTTCTCATTGGACTAACACCCCCAGGGAATCCCGGACGTTGACCTGCCGCCGTACTTTGATCCCAGGATAATGATTTTGATTTATCTATAATTTTAGCAACATCGTCTGCCCAATCTCCTTTGAATCTTCCCAGCCGATGATACCATTCACCCTCATGCTCCTGTTTAAATTTATCAAAATGATAGTTGCTAAAGGTCTTGGTGTATTCGTAAGAGCTTTCATAGTTCTTACCATCTTGATGATTAAAATCTTGTGGTAGGGTTTTAAATTTTACCCTATCGATGTATTGGTTGATATTCATGACATTTTTCTTATGACAGCAAGGTGCATATTATTTTTTTTCTAATGCGTTAATTGCATTAGAAACAGTTTTTTCCAATTCTTCTTTACCAAATTTTTGCGACATATTGTAGTCTTTCAAAAAGTCAGCTTGTACTTTTTGATCTGTGACATATTCTTTCAATATAGAATTCCAAAATTCTACAGCTTTTGTATCAGTTCCCTTGGGCAATACCACGGCAAATCCGTCAGTACTTTTCCACTTAGGGAAGATTTCTTTAAACGTGGGAATGTTGGGATATTCTGCTAATCTAGTTGTGCTGTCTACAGCCAGTAATCGGATGGTTCCCGAATCAACAAAACTCTTTGTGATCAACAATGGTACTGCTGCAAACTGCACATGATTGCCTGCAATATCTTGTACTACTGGAGCTCCACCTTTGTAGGGCACAAGAGTGGCACTTTTCATTTTTCCATCTGAAAGTTCTATTAACTGCTGTATAGTCATTAGTTGTCCGGGTGCGCCGTAGGCTAGAGTTTTTGGATTACCTTGATACAAATCAGTTAGAGACCGTATGCCACTATCTTTATGAGTGACAAACGCCATAATACTATTTTTTATCAACGTCACTGTTTCTAATTCTGCTTGAGGATTTTTCAATCTTTGGACGGCTATGGTGCCGGCTGTTGCAAAAGAAATATGATATCCGTCTTTGGGCATTGCGGCAATTTCATTCATGCCAATCAATCCTTCGGCTCCTGGTCTGTAAACTGCTACAAACTTAATGTTTTTTTTCGCTGCCCAATTTTCAAAATGCCTAAAAGTTTGATCAACACCGCCTCCTGGAGCAAATGGCATCACCACTTTAATGAGTTGGGAACCAGCGTCGAATGCTTGGCTGGGAGCAGATAAAAAAAACATCATGCTCAGTCCTAATAAAAATTTTTGTATCACTACTCATCTCCGTAAGTGAAAATATTTATGCAATAAAGTGCTATGATAAATATTTCATGAAAAACAATACTTGGAATAAATTACTAGAATTAAAAAAATTACCTTTTGGCAGTGTACATTGCATTAAAGATCAAGATTTAGAACAAGAAGTATCTGATATCATTGTTGATGTTCTGCAAAATGATTGTATGAATGATGATGAAATACACGATAAATTTACAAAAGAGTATAAAGCATGGATAATGAAAACCACCTCTAATCAAGTTATAGGTTTGGAAAAATTCCAAGGCCTCGCTTTTTCAAACGGAACCACAGAAGCTTTTGATAAATTTTATCTAAAAAATCGTAATCGTAGGTTAAGGTATTTTCGAGGCGAATACATGTATCATTCAATAGCTGCCAAGCTATATTTTGATCAGAGTGTCTGTATTGAAGATGAACCAATACAAGAAAATGACGTGGTGATTTTTAGTCTTCCGTTCGCTGGCACCGGAAATGAACATGTAATGACTGATTCGGTTTTAGAAACTTGTGAAGCACTAAAAGTTCCAGTGTTAATCGACTGTTGCTACTTTGGAGTTTGTGGCGGAATCAATTTTGATTTTTCTTATGAATGTATTACTGATATCACATTCAGCCTTAGTAAAAATTTTCCGGTACAACACCTTAGAATCGGCATGAGACTAACCAAAGAAGACAATGATGATGCTTTATATGTTTATAATAAAAACAAATACGTCAATAGACTGTCGGCTGCGGTTGGATTAAAACTATTACAACGATATACTGCCGATTACAATTATCAAAAATATCGTGCAGTACAAGAAAAGTTTTGTGAAATTTTAAAAGTAGAAATGTCAAAGTGTGTTTTTTTCGCAACTTCTACTGAGTCATTCGAAGAATACAATCGTGGAATAAAAGAAAATAGACTTTGTTTTTCAAAATATCTAAAATCAGAAATGTTGCCGCACAACTTCTATGATAAATCCTGAATATTCCTCTAGGTTTGGAACTATAGATGATCTAGTATATCTAGAAAAATTATTAGTTGACACCAAAAATTATAAACAGAACACTTCCAAAATTTGGTCGTATCCTTTTGATGATAAAGATTTTGATATCTCTGTTTTTATCAAATCTATCGAAACAATGATTTCTAATGAAACTCAAACTAAAAATAAGATTGCTCTAGTATTTGACAAAGAAGAAAATATTAAATGTATTGCTATTGGTCAGTTCTGGAATATGATCAAATCTTGGCGGCAATGTATAATACTTTGTAGTCCTAATAATTCTATTTTCAATGCTGTGGATAATGGCATTGCTGACACCAGCACATTGCTCATTTCACATGCAGAAAGTATAGGATATTATTCCTATGATTTTATTGTGGCTAATCCTAAAACTACCAACCGCTGGAATAGAATGAGACAACAGATACCAATAATAAAAGATAGGTATGAATTTTTTGACGAGGCAATTATTCCTGCTGGTACAATGCCGTCACATCCAAGATATAGGCAAATGATGAGAAATAGAACCTGGAATGTAGATCTTCTTTATCGAATTGGTTATTTGAAAAATCAATATAGAAATAATGATTTTTTAATTTCTTTATAATCAATCTTTGACTAGATTCCGTTCAGCGAAATATTGAAGTGTATTTTCAAATTCTGTGTAATCGTCGCATGGTCGATTTTTTAGAGACTCTGTTGGTTTTCCAGAATAATGTGCAATTGTTAATAGATACCTATCTTTGATTCCTGTAGTGACAGTGAAATGTGGAATTTGTGTGTTCAATAACACAAATTTGTTGTGATCGTATTTGAGTTCGATAAATCTTTCGTACATCATAGACCCAGTAGATTCTTTAGGATTTGCATCAGGAGCGAATAAAACAAGATAATTTTCATCCTCACCTAGCGTCAAGTTAAGAGTTATATTCCGCCATGCGTCTCTATGCCAATTGTAAAAATGGTTGGCTTCTATTAAAAATATAGATGCACGTAAATTTAGATCACACATTACTTTGTGTACTTCGGTTCCTAAAAAATAGTCTTTAGGTAGATTATATTGTTTAAAAGTTTTTGACGAATCATATAATTTAACTTCTACCTGACTATAATTGAAACTACGATATTCTTTAAAAATTTTATGATCTTCGGGAATTCCAAGATTAAGTTTTCTAAAACATTTTTCCATGTTAATACTCCATTGCCAGCTTATAATATTTTTCTATAAGTTTTTCTGTCATCTGATTTTTTACTCGGATTTCGAAAAGATCTAGATAATTGCTGTCGAGAATCTCTTGTTTGGAAAATCCTATATTTCTATGCGCCGAATAATTCCAAACACTAGGAACTGCTATACCAGCTATTTTTTTTATATTATTGTTAACCCATTCGGTGGCTCTGTCTCTAGTCATATGGCTAGAAACCCATTCCCAATCACTATCATTAATAAATCTATAACCATATTTTTCATATTCTCTTTCAAATTCACTTGATGCAACGCCTTTATGTATCGATAGCACATTATAAAACCAGTCGTGAATTTTATTCTGTATAAACCATTCTTGAGAATCTTGCCAGTCTTGTTCTGTTTCTTTTCCAAGGCCCACTATCATAGAGCAGTTTATTATCACATCATCACCCCATTTTGTTCTGATGTCTCTAAGTGAAGATTTATTATTTTTGGCGCCCCAACCTTTTCCTATGATTTTACAAGATTCGGGGTCGAATGATTCGATACCAAAATGGCAACTTACCAAACCACTTTCGGGTAATAGTTCTTGTTGTTCCGGCCATATGTACAACAGGTCTAGTCTAGCATATCCTATATATTCTATTGTGAAAGGTAATTGCTTTACCATCTCACAGAATGCTCTTGTTCTTTCTCTATGGCTATTCAGTGTATCATCTGATAGATGATATCTAGTGGTTCCAAAGTTTTCATAGTTATGAATTAAAGATTGTTTAATACTCTCCATAGATTTATTAAAATCATCTTTGTCTTTTCCTATGTTAGGATATTGACAAAACTTGCATTTAAATATACAACCTCTACTTAATTCTAAAGGAAGAGATTCTTCTGGTAGGATAAAATCATTTTTTTCATAACGCATTGAACAATTTTGAATATCATATTTTTGTGTAGGATGTATTATCTTAACATCGTTTTCTATGGTAAACTTAGGATGAGAAGATCCTTTAAAAATATAATGGCAGTATTCGAGAAAGCTGTGTTCCGCTTCATCTTTAAACACAGCATCTACCTTCCAATTAATTTTTTTCCGACCGTAGTTGATCCAATTTATTGCCCAGACTCCCCCGATGACAATTTTAACCCAGGGAAAATTTTCTTTGACTTCATCTAGGATATCATGAATTAGTTGTTCACCATGTACAAATCTTTGATTTGTTTTAAGCAAAGCAAAAGGAGCATATCCTACTATTTTTGTTTCTGTCGTAATGAATTTTTTTAATAGAGATAATCTCTGTTCCTTTGTCATAAAGTAAATGTAATCAAGTACCTGCGTTGAATAGCCATTAGATCTCAACCACCAAGCTATCTGGTATGGTCCAAGATATCGTACCTGTCTACGAGGATCAGTGTTAGTAGTGAGTATGAGTACTTGCATTTTTTATTTTGAAGATTCCCACCATATTGCATAATCTGAATATTTGTTTACAGATCTTGTAAGTAAGTCATACAATTTATCAGGGTTCCAGGCGTTGTGATTCACAGAAGGTCGATGCGAATGAACTAAAAATGTCACCCTAGCACATCGATCGTATTCAAATGCTTCGATACCGTGTGCTGCTCTCGTACTAGTCAACGCCCAGGCGTGTCTCTGGCAAGGATGACTGCTGTAAATTTTTTTATTTAAATCTACGTATTTCTCCCATTCTTGTGGGTACACATTTTCTGATTCTATAATGTAAGTGGATATGCGATTGTTTTCGTTGGTTTTTCTAGGACAAAAATATAACGCATCCTCTTTAACTTCGTTGTGAAGATAAAATCTCATCCCTAGCCAATCATCGGCATCGGTGTGCAATGGAGCTGCCACGTTTGATTTTTGTAAAAGGATAGTTACTCCGGACAATATATTGTAGGGGAAAAGATGAATGTATTCAACTACATCTGGAAATATCTTATCAAACTCTGAAATCCAAGAATTGCTGTATCCGTGATGAAATGCACTAACTTGGATCCAGGGATAAAATCCCCAGCCTTTCATACCCCGTTCCTCGAAATGCATAATTTTTTGACCGGTCTCGGGATGATTAATATTTCCTACAAGTTTGGGGGCTTTTGTGAAGGCCCAATCTGTAAATAGATCGATATCGACCTTAGGAGGTTCTGGGAGATCTAGAGGAATATAAATCAAATCTCGAAATTGATCAAACTTTTTTGGCCAGTGTTGAGAAGGAATTTGAGTGGTGTGAATCATTTTAATTAAATAAGGGTATGTTAACAAATCTACTACAAAAAATTTCAATCAATAAAAATCTAAGAACAATAACGATACCGCAGCATGTGATATTTATCAGTGGTATCGCGATGGTACTGTTAGATATGACATCGGCATGGTGGCTGTTAGCTGCGTATGTAGGATGGTTCTTTATTGGATTCATTGGATTTAATATTTTCTATCATAGGTATATTTCACATTCTGCCTTCCAGACGCATAAAATTTTAGAAATTGTTGGAGTATATCTAGGACTGCTAGCAGGTAGAGGCAGTCCAGTTTGGATGGCAAACATACATACTCCCTATCATCATAGATATAGTGATACTGATCTAGATCCTCATACTCCTACTAAAGGTTTTTGGCATGCGTATTTGACATGGCAGAACAATCCTCCTAAACTTAACCCAATGTTTTGTAGAAAAATGCTTAGGGATCCTGTAATGAAATTTATGAGCGATCATTACTATAAAATTTTCTGGATCACATTTGTATTGTTATTTGTTATAAAATGGGAATTGGCCGTTTTCTTTTTTATGGGTGCTGGAGTTCTACAAACACACAGTGAAGCAATAATTGCAACTTTTGGACATACGCCAAACTATGGAACTAGAGAACATGAAACAGGGGATAACAGCAGAAATTTAAGGGGTATCTTTAATTGGATTACACTGGGCAGCGGACTGCACAATAATCATCATGCACGTCCCGGACATTACAGCTACGAAACACATCCTGGAGATTTTGATTTTGCTAGACGAATTATTGAGCTGATAGCTAAACCTGGATCGCTTAGAACAGGAACAGACTAATGCAGATAGGAACTTACACCTTTCATCGCTATCATCATTCGTTAATATTGATTCAACATGGACTTTTACTTTGGGTGTTGTTTTATCATTTTAGTTTTTTAGGAATAATTGCTGGCTTAATTGCTAAAGAATTATTTAAAGGTATAGGCGACGAGATAGGTGCCCATAGATATTTCACACATAAAAGTTTTAAGACTACAAAATTTAAAGAGAATTTATTGATTTTTTTACATTTCTTTAATATGCAAGGGCCGTTGTTATCCTATGTAGGTATACATCGAATGCATCATGCATTTACTGATACAGAAAAAGATCCGCATACTCCACTTAAAGGAAAATTAAAAGTTCTATACTGGTTAAATCCTATTTCAGTAAATCCGTCGATGGTACGGGACTACCTAAAAGATTTTAGATTTAGATTTCTTGCCAAATGGTATTATGAATTATATATAGGATTTTCTATAATCTTTATATTTCTTTTTGGGCTCGTTTCTTATGTTTATATTTTTAGTTTTTCAGCAATATTGGGATTGTATTTAAACGGATTGGTAAACATTTATTGCCATGACGGAATAGGAACACAAGATTTTATCACAGGGGAAAGTAGCAGAAACAAAAATTCAAGAGCAATGGTTTTTCTTTTAAAAGGAGGTCACCTCCATAATAATCACCACGCATATGCGGCAAGCTCTACTACCAAAGTAGAATCTCACGACTATGACTTTTTTGGTATAATTATAAACAAATTTTTTAAATTATGAAAATTTCAATTACTCCAACAGACACTCAATACGGCGCCTATATTAGTGGCGTAGATTTTTCTTCCAAAATAGATTCACACTACATAACGGAAATAAAAGAATTATGGAATAAGTACCAAGTATTGATTTTTGTTGATCAGCATCTTACAGTGAATGACTTGGAAAAATTTGTATTATATTTTGGTGAGCATTGTCGAGATCCGTTTATTGATCCAATTAACGGATCAGACTATGTAGCAGAAGTGCTGAGAGAGCCTAACGAATCTACTGAAATATTTGCCGAAGGTTGGCATTCTGATTGGTTCCACATGAAAGAGCCACCAAAAGGAACTGCATTATATGCTAAAGAAATTCCACCGAGTGGTGGCGATACACTATTTTCCGATCTGTATAAAGCATACGACACACTTCACGATGACCTTAAACAGATTTTAGAAAATCATCGAGGAATAAATTCTGCTAGACGCGGGTATGCGCCCGATGCTAGATACGGGGTGTCAGATGTTGGTAGGTCAATGAAACTTAGATATTCAGATGAAGCGTATGAGATCCAACATCATCCGTTGGTGTTGGAGCATCCTGAAACAGGAAAGAAAGTAATCAACTGCAATCGAGGTTATACTATTGGAATTGAAGGTTTAGACAAAGATAAATCTTACAAAATACTAGCAGAAATTTTTAATCACCAGAAAAATCCAAAATTTATCTATACACATCGGTGGGCTAATAATCAACTAGTGCTCTGGGATAATCGTTGTACCTTACACAGAGCTACTGGTGGATATGACGGGCACCGACGATCCCTGTATCGTGTCACAATAAAATAATTTAATATCCGTTTTCGTTTTCACGTAGGTGCTCGAAAAAAGGAGCCAGTTTAAAATTTTCCGTAATCCTACCTCTTTTAAGATTGTCCTGTGCAGGATATCCCTCATCCATTAAACTCCAATCAGTAATACGTAGAGAAGTAGTCTTACACAGTTTTGCCTTGGCTTTTTCTAAAGGAAAATGCCAGCTATAAGAATCATCATCTATTAAACTATTTTTCCAATCTTCTGTATTAGAATCAAAATTAAAAACTTTTTCTAAAATATCTAAAATTTCTTTTCTAGAATAATTTTGATTTTTTTCTAAGGAATATCTACCAATTTGCCCTACATTTCTAAACTCCAACGCCACTGGATAATTATTTTTTTGTATCAACTCTTTCAGACGATCTGGAACATGTTCGTTTATTCCCTTAGCTAGAATACAACCAATGGCCAGTTTTATCTTATTATCCACGCAATTTTGAAATGCTCTAACTTTTTTCTTTGCACATCGTAAATTATCCATGGTAGCATAAACCGTGTCATCGTCGGCGCCGTTCATGCTAAGATACACTGTTTTTAATCCAGCATCCACTAATTTTTTTACGTAAGTTTCATTTGCTAAACGCAATCCGTTTGTGACTAAAACTATTCGATGCTTGATAGGCATACTTGTTATAAGTTTTATGATCTTAGGTAAATCTTTGTGTAATGTAGGCTCCCCACCAATTAATCTAAATTCCGTTCTTTTTTTAAATTTGCTTATAGTTTCAATGAGCTTGTTAAATTCTATGTCTTTGTAGCTTCTGTTTGGCAGATAGCAATTGCTGCATTCCATATTGCAACGATGAACGATGTCTACATAGACTATTTTAAATTCGCTGTTTTCCGGATCTATTTCGTTATTTTTTTTAAAATGGATGGGTGTATAAAGTGTTGTCATATCTCTTAGATAAATAATAGTGTATTTAAACGAGGAACTAATATGCTAACAGTAACCTGGACTTATGAAAGACTAACACAAGAATATCCGTTCTACATGGATACTCCCGAAGGAGCTGCCTTTCAGGAGATCATTGATACTATTAGACAAAATTCGGGATTAGTAATCAGTCGTGAAATTTCTAGGACTGAAGACGGATTAACACTAGTGTCTGTATATAATTACGAATCTGTTGCAAAATGCAGAGAATTTACCTCCGTAATTAATTCTGAGATATCCACCTATTTTTCTTCTAGAGACAACTATCTAATTAAATGCGGACATAAACTCACCGGAATATCAAACGAACCTGCGTTTGCTACACTTATCAAATTAGACAACGAACCTGTTGTTGTTGTGGATGAAACAAAGCTAGAGCTAACTAGAGTACTGCCGTAATTAAATTAAAATATAATCTAGCAGTTTTTCTCGAACTTGCTGATATGTCAAAGTTATATCAGCGAACCTTAAACTTACACAGAATCTTTTTTCATTGCTAAAATTAACTACATTATGAGGTATATCTGTTCTCACTAAAGTTGGTACAGCGATGGTTAATTCTTCAATAGATACACAGTCACTTGCTGACCATCTTGTTCTACGGAGTCCTTCTTTGTTTACAGATGTTTCTCCAACAGTATCTGATGAATACCATTTCATCACATGATTTGTAGAACCATAAATCCAATTTAATCCGCAATGAATTCCGTGAAAGGTTCCGTTCTCTTCAACAAATCCGTCAACATGAATAACTAAAGATTCTTGCGCAGGACCATACATAAAATATATATTTTTTAAAGGAAGATCTTTTTCTTCAAAAAATTTCGATACATCATCTTTCACTAGTTCATCTATAGGCAAGAAATCCAAACCCCAGGTATCATGTCTTGAAAATCTTCCATCTAAGATGACGCCTGGCTTTAAGATGTCATCGAAGGGAAATTTAAATTGGGTGTAATTTGTAGTATTTTTCATATATTATTAATCAATGCACATTACAATGTGTATTCTAATTTGATCTAAAGATCCATTAATAAAAGTGTGATCTTGTGTTGTATCTGCTCGATACACAACTCCCTCATGTAGCTGATGGCATTCATTTTTATATGGCCATATCATCCAACACTGATCATTTGTGATTATAGGTAAATGCAATCTAGGGGTTGGATCTCGATGGATAGAATAACATTTTCTAGAATTCATTAACATTATTCTAGTTCTAAAACCATTGTGGTCTTTAATAAATTTTTCTAGAAGTGTCCCACGAAGCTCTGGATATATAAATTTATAATTTCGTTCCTGTTGTTCTTCTAATTCTTCAATACGACCAATGCCTGTGATCCAATCATTTGAACCGTTTTCTAATCCTTGACATATTAGCTGATTGTCGTTAACGTTAATTTTTTTTACCAATTCCAAAACTTCTTTCTGTAAAGTTTGGAAATTGATAAATTTATATAGTGGCTGTAATATCATGGTAAAGTATTTATTATATTAATTTTCCATAATTTTTTTTGTCTATAAATATGAACATGTTTAATCAAGAAGTAGAAGGATTTTGGCAGGTAGGTGCTACGAAATTTAAAAATAAATTTCAAGCATTGGTATTTGCTACCGACACCAATCAGGAAGTTAGTTACATATATTTTGATCAAATTTGGAACAATTTTGATAGATCCTTGTTGGGGAAAGTTTCTCTCAAAAAACTTTATCAACAACGTGCTCAACAGATTAGAGATAGCTACGATTATCTAATTTTATATTTTTCGGGAGGCGCTGACAGCTATAATGTTCTTAGGTCCTTTATAGACAACGGTATTAAATTAGACGAAGTTTGTGTGAAATGGCCAATGGCCGCTATAAAATCTCAAGTTTACAAGGCCAATACACTAGACACTTCGGCTAGGAACACTCTTAGTGAATGGGACTTTGCCATTAAACCTGTTCTTGATTGGCTGTCACAATATCATCCTCAGATTAAAATCAATATTGCAGATTGGACAGATAATTTAAGTCCTGAAATTTATACAGAAGATTTATGGCATCATGTTAACACATGGAATGATATAGAAATACCTTTTATGCTGACATATAGTAAATCGGAATTTCTCAAATTAAATAAGGGTAAAACAGTTGGATCTATTTATGGAATAGATAAACCGTTGTTAGCTTATAGAGATAATAAATGGTTTATGAGTTTTACCGACACTGGTACAGGGATGGGAATTCCTTCACAAGAAAATAGATACGGAACTGAATATTTTTATTGGTCTCCAAAATTCCCAATATTAGCTATGGAACAAGCCTATCAGTTGTCATCATATGTTGATGATAATTTTCATTTAAGACAATATTATTATTCAGATGTAAGTAAAGATTGGCCATTGGATTTTACATTATTATCTATTAGAATGCAAAACTCTGTAGCAAGGCAAGTATTATATGATAACTGGACAAATAATTTTCAGGCTGATAAACCAAATATTGCAGACAGAGAAGATAAACATTTTTGGATTTTTGAGCATCCAGAATTAACCAAATGTCGTGATAGTTTTTTAGATATGAATAGTCTATTTTTATCTCAATTAGATAAAAGATTGTATTTAGGAGTGGAAAGAAGCCAACGAGATTTTGGAAAAGTAAGAGGAAGATATCAACATTTATTTTCAAAGTGGCATTTTGTGAGATTAATAAATGAATAATATTTTGTTGTTATGTCGCGGATATCATCATTTATCTACGATCTATGATTTAATAAATCAAGGTTATAATTTAGATATAATTGTTCCTAAAGATCATCCCGAATTTGATCTAATGAAGCCACATCTATCTAAATTTGATAACATATTTGTTGTTGATACTACCGATCAATTTTTAAATTTACTTTCTCAATTATTAGAAACAAAAAAATATCAATATATCTATCCTACATTCCCCGATCATCATATGAAATTAATTGCTGAAATAAACAGTAAATTTGATCTACCGGGAATTAAATTAAAATCATACGAAAAAATTAAAGAAAAAATAGTTTATTACAAAATATGGAAAGATCTAAAGATCAATGTTCCTAAAATTTATCAAATTGTTAAAAATAAAAAAACATTAAACATTGTATCTTCAGATATTAAATTTCCATGTTTAGTAAAACCGTCAGGGGGAATGGCAAGTTTGGGGATAAAAATAATTTCTTCTAGAGAAAGTCTTGTAGATTTTTTTAAAGACGTCGATGTTAAAGTACACGATTATCAAGAAAGCCATGGTGAAAAATTTAAAACTTTTGAATATTATTCGGCAGATAGTGATTACATAATTCAGGAATATATTGATGGACCAATAATCTCTGTGATTGGACACATACTTAATAAATCTCTTAGTTTAGATTTTTTTTATGATATAGAATCTAATTCATATCCCTATGCGGCTGAAACAGCATTAGTGTATCCGTCTAAATATTTTAACAGCGATTTTTATGAAAATATCAAAATTAAATTAGAAAAGTTTATTTCTTTAACTGAGTTAGATAATTGTCCGTTCATGCTAGATGTGATATTAAAAGAGGGAAATATTTATTTCATTGATTTTGCAGCTCGAGTTTCCGTAGGATGCCATCTATTGCAATACTCTGGAGAAAATCACTATGCATCAAAGTTAGTTAACTCTATTCTTAAAAATAAAAATATGTTGTTAAACAAAAGCAAGTGTAGTATGAAAAGAGATTTAGGATTAAAACCGGGTCTCATTAAAAGCATAGAGATTAAAAAAGACTTTCTTGCAGACTATATTAAATTACCAACTAATAATAAAGTTAATCTTCCAAGGAACGATTTAGCAATTAGCAATAACGGATATGTTTATATATCAGGTAGTGATCTTAACGATTTAAACGAAAAATATCAAAATTTAATTTCTTCTATAATTGTTAATTATACCTGACCAATGCTTTGATGTGCTGATCCGTTTAGAAGAATATCAAACGGATGTAATTTACCAAAGTGGGAATTTAATACAAAGCAATCTTCATTTTCTATATAATCAATCCAGGGCGTGAATCCTAATACTAAATGGGTTCTTTTTTTAGTAGATTTTTTTGTGGCATATACCCTATGTGGTAAATTTGTATCCCAAGTATATATTTTTCCTAGCTCTAAATGAGTCGGCAGCTTATTTTCGAGTTGGAATAGAAAAGAAGAATCAGTGTCGATAGGAATGTTGATCCTGAGATTTTCGAATATAGTTTCATCTTTGTGCCAAAGGAATTCTTCACCTACCCTATCATGCATGTCGGCATCTAACACAGCTATCCTACTTCGTGTAGGTGAAAGACGAAATTCACTGATAAAATTTTTAAGATTAGTTTGTGAGATGCATGGTGATAGTTTTCTAAATCCATAACTGTCAAAGTATGTATTTCTTGTAGAACGAAAATTTTCTGTACTGCCGTAATAAAATTGATCCGGAGCGTTTACAGGTGTGCCTAGTGTATGTTGATTAGGATCAATTGTGTCTATTAGATCTGGGTTGTATACCATGCTGAGACCACCGTAGGCCTTACTTTGACCTTTGGTTGTTTGCCAACCTTTGGTTCCAAACGTTTCCAGTGCTGATAGGGTATCTTTTACAAGTGAAGGAATATCAATTTTGTGAGGCAATTCTATTATATCGTCTACTTTAGTTGATGTAGCAATATCATTTATTGCTGTATAGAAATCGCTCTGTTCGTATATCCACTGGAACAATGACAGGTGCGCAGGACAATCTTTTACGTAAAACTTCATTAATTTGGTCCTTTAAAGAATCCAGCAGATATTGCTTCGGAAAAGACATTCCATTTGTCTTCATGGCTTATTGACGACAGTGCTACCATTTGATAACACGAATCGTCGTTCGAGTCTCCGCAGACATTGTATATATTTTCTAATATTTCAAAAGAATCAACTGAAACAGACGATGCAAGTTTTGTTATTTCTTTAAAACTTTTCGAGTATTTTCCTTCTCTTGTGATCATAGCAACTTTTATTTTATTCTGTGAATTTAAAAATTCAAGCTGAGCGTTAAGTATAATTGGACTAAATCTAACAGCACTAGGGCCCCACTTGGTTAATCCGTTGCTTCTAAAATCTGGATGTATCCAAAATCTAGTTAATACTCTTGCAATTTTCTCTCCCCATTTGTGAGGAGAATATTCTATGGCACCAAAGGATACAATCTTATTTTCGTGTATCGCTGTCACAAAATAATAATATTGTGCAGGAGTTAGATTTACATAATTTTCATACAATGGATCTGCACAGCACCGAGATTTTATAGTTTCCATGCATTCATTCCACAAGTCCTCTCCGGGATTCGATTTAAGCGATAGGGATTTTGGCATCATATAAATATATTTAATCGGAATCATCCCTCTATGAAAAATTACAAATACCTGTTAACTACGTTTTTCCCTTTACACATACTATTGGTTTTGTTGTTTTTTTTCGTAGATTACAATTTTACCAGTCTATTGTATTTTCTAGCAGGCTATATTTTTATTGGTGGGTACGGAGTAGCAATAGGACTTCATAGATGGGCATCTCATAGATCGATCATTTTAAAATCATGGGCAGAGAATTTGATAATTTATGCCAGTGTGTTATCATGCCAGGGTCATCCAATCTGGTGGGCCGCGGTACACCGAGGATATCATCATAGATTTGCCGATACAGAAAAAGACGAACATTCTCCAATTTTTGGAAGATGGCATGCTTTTGTGGGTTGGATTTTAAAACATGATCCTACCAATGTAAACTACAAGTTTGCTGTTGACCTAGTACGTGATAAAAAAATGGCATTCACAGCCAAGTATTATGAAGTAATTATTTTGTTATCGTGGATAGTTCTGGGATTGATTGATTTAAATTTATTATATTGGTTTGCTATTGTGCCAACAATTGTTGCATTTCATGGTGAGGGACTTATTAATACATTCTGTCATAGTGACAACGTTGGATATAGAAATTTTGAAACTAAAGATAAATCAAGAAATATCCCTATGTTAGGCTTAATGTTTTGGGGAAACGGATGGCATAATAATCATCATCAAATGCCGTCTAGTTTTGATTTTGGAAAATCTGTAAGCGGAAAAAAATGGGAGTTTGATGCATGTACTCTGTTAGCTCATCCGGTCAAAAAATAAAATTTGAGATGGATCAAAATTTTAGATTTGGATACAATGGAAACCAGTACAATCTAAGACAACACCAATCAGACGCATTTCAATGTTGGTACTCTAAAGCAACTAGAACTCCTAGCTCGTTCAGAGATGAGTGTATCAATGTCTGTGAAATAATTAGCAATTACTCAAAAACTGTGAACAAACTTCCTTATGTGTTGTTAAGCGGAGGGGCTGATAGCGAAGTTGTGGTTAGAGCTTTCTTAGAATTAGGACAACCATTTAAGGTTATAACAAATAGATTTAACAAAAATTTAAACTTACACGAAATAGAAGTGGTTGAAAAATTATCTAAAGAATTAAATTTTGAAGTTATCTATGTAGATATAGATGTACTAACCTGGTTAGGTTCTCCGGAATCTCTAAGAATGGCAGAACAAGGAAAATGTTTCCAAGCGGAAATGTTGCCTACAATGAAATTAATGGATCATGTATATTTTAACCTAAATGGTATACCTGTTTTGGGGAATGGTGACTTTTATGCAAATAGATTAGATGGCGAATGGAAATACGTAGAATATGAATATATCTTATCTTGGTGTAGATACGCCATAGCAAACAACATGACAGCAGCTATTAATTTTTTTCAGATGACTCCTGAAATTGTGTTATCAGTTGGCTATGATCCTATTATGTTGGAATTATTTCAATCTCCACCAAGTGAAACTATAAACTCTAGATATGCCAAATATAGAATTTATCAAAAAAATTGGAATATAGAAATAAGGGAAAAATATCATGGATGCGAATTAATCCAAGATTGTTGTGACCAAATACAGCAGAAGTTTTTATCAGCATATAAACCTTATACTGATAAATGGAAAATGCCTGTTGGTGAGTTTCTAAGAAGATTGGCGAAATAACATGTTTCAAGAACTTTTAGAAAAATTTTTAAGGATTAGTCAATGAATAATATAGTGGTCCCCCCAGGTGTAAGTGGAAGAAGTCAATCTTATTCGCCTAATAACGTAAGCCTAGAGAATCTTACTAACGAAGTCAGCCTACTCAACTTAGGAGTTTTTGAACCGCTAAAATGGAAGATAGACTGCGGACAAGTTATGCAGGAGATTGCACAGTTTAAAGACGACTGGCAAGACTATCTTCCTAGAACAGACAGGCCTAATAACAGAAAATCTCTCACCCTTACATGTTTGCCCGGCACAGATCATAAAACCAATCCTAGTCTAGCACAAGCATCATATGCAGCCAAACGCCGGCTGAGTGAGTTGGAGTTCAGTCAAAAGACTGTAGTCTACGATACCTGCCATAGTCTTAGACCTTTTTTAGATGAGTGGGATCAGTTGGGCAGGACATTTTTGATTCGGTCGGATACAGGGGGTTATTTTGTCCCCCATAGAGACCATCCGTCAATGCCTAGAGATGTTTTCCGTTTAATTGTGTTCTTAAACAATTGTGGACCATTGGACTATGATTGGTGGATGGATGATCGAAAACTACAGATAGAACATGGCAGAGTCTATTATCTCAACACAAGGATGACACATCGCACTATTAGTTGGGTAGATAACAGTCTACATCTTATACTTAATGTAGCTATGACTACAGAGAATGTTGCCAAAGTAATTTCTAGTCTACAACATACTCACTAGTTTTTCCAAACAACATATTGGCTATATTTTTCTAGGCTTTTTTCTAATAGTTCTAGATGTCGTTCCTTATCTAACCAACCTCTTATATAGATCGTTGTTCGTTGTTTGTCTTCTTTAACTCTATGAATTGCAGAAGTAGAATTTAAAATATACGCACAAGGAATTTTAGGAACTCTAGTAGTAATCCACGATGTACCATCAAAAACTTCTAAACTATCAACTGCTCCTTTTACAATAAATCGATACCCTGCCGGTTCTGTATCTAGTATATGTTTATATTCTCCAGGAGCGAATTTCATTTCTGGATAAACATCTACGTGAGAATCTACGGTCTGTTGTTGTATTTTATATTGTAAATTGGAAATCTTATCAAATGGTAATTGTTTAAGAACTTCATCAAAATTATTTTTTTTGATCGTTTCATCAGAAATGAGAGTAGAATTCCAATAAGGATTATATTTAGATATGACGGGGGTTCCGTCCACTACAGAAAACTCTATATTATCTAATTCTATATCTAGGGGACAGAATAAAATCTTATCTAACATATAAGATATTTAACCTTATACCTAACTGATAAAAAATTTGTTAATGTATAGCTGTCCAAGAACCGCCGGCCACAGCTTTTATTTTTGCTGCTCCTGTGTCGTAGTACATCATACCGTTCACTCTGTTTCCTGATCCGCCAATAGCAGTATCGGCTGCTGTCTCGTCGGCATATGTAGGAAGCACAGGCATATTATTAAAAGTAGTTTTAGTTGTAGCAATTGTTAGTCTGCTAGCAGAGACTCCGCTGGTATTGCTGGTAAAAAATTCAAATCTACCAGGAACTACTCCTGTGGAAACCGCACCATCAGTGACCACACGCATTTGAGCTACTCCGGTATTGTTTGTTCCGTCGTAACCAGCGAAGGCAAAGTCGAAGATTGGGTCTCCATTTTGAACCGCTAAAGGTGTCCCAGTTTGTCCAGGGAAACTTGGTACTCCTCTTGCCCTAACTAAGATAATGTTGCTGGCGTTTACAGCACTGTTATGCCCAGAAAAAATCTGTAAAGGTCCATCAGAAACGTCGTCAGCGAAAAGAAAAAGATTTCCAGCTTCGGTAAAGCGGCCTGCTTCTAGTTCATTCCCTGCAGTATTTGTAACTAAAAATCTCAAGGATGAGGGCATTACGCCAGAGGATACTGTGCCAGTAACTCTTGCTTGAATTGATGCCGCTGAGATAGTGTTTGTGCCGTCATAACCATTAAACTGAATGCTTCCTACTCTATCGTTATTGATTAATGATAAAGGAGTATCAATTGTTCCTCTAGATCTTCTTATAACTAATCTAGCGGCTTGATCATCTTCATGAGCAGCAGTGATCGCAAGAGGAAAACTTAGGTAATTCGTAGATTGAAAGTCGCCTCCATCTACTACCCTCAGAGTGCCCTCAACCCGTGCGTTAGTTTGGAATGTAATCGGAGTGTCGCAAATGATAGCACTTGAATCTGCAGATGAAATCAAATTGGTTATTATATTTCCAGTTACATTACCTAATAAATTGCCAGTAAATCCACCTGCCGCAGTAATTGACCGTGTGCTAGCATTCAGCATTAATGTGCTATCATCTCCTACAATATTAATATTGTAGTTCATACCAGCTTCAATTCCTGAACCAGCACCAATTGCAACTCCGTTTATAGTAGATCCTGCAGGCAAATTCACTGCTGAGCCGATGGTTAAGCTGGCTGCATTGACTGCTTTTGTTCTAGCATTGATAATAACTGTGCTATCATCGCCTACTAGATTGATGTTGTAATTCATTCCGGATTCAATTGCAGCACCTAGAACAATTCCGTTTACAGTAGATCCCGCAGGTAAATTAACAGACGAGCCTGTGGATGTGATAGTAGCACTACCAAGTATAATACTAGATCCGCTTAGATATAGATCTCTGAATCTAAAGGATGAGCTACCTAAATCGTAGGCAATGTTTGTAGACGGAATAACGTGTCCTTTGACTGTTCCGTTTAAATTAACAGCACCTGTTAGTGCGTTTAACAACAGCGTAGAATCGTTGGCATAGTGTGACCCAATAAATCCATCAGCAGTTAATGTTCCATTAAATGTGGAAAGATCAAATGTGGAATTTATTCTACCTAATGTATCATCATAGGTAAAAGTAATGTTTTGGTGGGTGCCGTTAATCAGCATTGAGGATGCAATATCTTGTACATCTTCTGTGACTAGGGTACCTGCGGGCAATCCGCCGGCAGTGGTACCGTTTCCAATATACAGTGAACTTGTTGAGGTATCCCAAACAAGTTCGCCCACAACTGGGGTATAACTCATTCGATCTGCAGTCGGTCCACGTCTGATTTGTAAGGCCATATTAATAACTCCGGGGCAATGTTAGTCTAGTATTTATGCCACTGTATCAGAACCTCGAACCAAAAAAAATAGAGCTCCGAAGAGCCCTATTTTAAACTGCACAGTTTATTACATTGTAGGTCCGTTGCCGTTCTTAAAACCTACTGATCCGCCTTCTGCTTCGATGCGCTTTAACACATCTTCAAACAAGATAGGAGCAAAGTCCGGAGTTTGTTCTACACAAACACAATGATATCTAGGATCAATCTCATCACTGTATAAGATTTCTCCTGTTTTAACATCAACTCCACGGGCCTTACGCACTCGATTTGAGTGTAAATGTCCGTGAATGTTAACTCCAAAACGACCCATCGAATCCGAGTGTAACGGGATATGGCTTAAGATCATGCCGTTCATAACATGGTATGCACGTAATTCTCTAAAGTACATTCTATACTCGTCATCGCGGAAGATGTCGTGATTACCGCGGATTAATACCTTGTCACCGTTTAACCTACGTAACGTTCCTAACGCTTTGCGGTTAATAACAACATCACCTAAGTGGTAGACCTTGTCAGTGGGTTTTACCCGTTCGTTCCACGCCTTAACCATAGCTTCGTCCATTTCATCTGGATCCGTCCACGGTCTTAATTTTTCACCATCGTTGCGTGTGAAGCGGCATACACCTGTGTGTCCAAAGTGCGTGTCGCTTACTAAGAATACACTTGGCATATCTGCCTCCTTGTTAGTAAGTTTCTTTTACAATATCAAATTTTTCTGCAGGCCATTTAGCTTTGAACTCATCTGTCTTAATGTAGTCGTTGTATGCTTTAGCATCAAAGAACACCTTGTGAAATGCTGTTGTAAATGTACCTTTTGGGTTTATAGTCAAATAAACCGATTTTGCTTTGCCTGCCATATAATCCTTTACTGTGTAAGTATATATTATACAGTCAAAACAAAGCCCTGTCAAACAAAATCAACAGGGCCAATTTGTTGAATTTCTTTTATTACAATCTATAAGAGACTCGGCCTTTGGTCATGTCATAGGGGCTAACTTCCACCTTGACACGATCGCCTAGAATGATACGAATTTTGTGTTGCTTGAGTCTGCCACTAGTATAGCACAATAAGACATTGGGTAGATTGTCTACTTTTACCTTAAACATATTACCGGGCAAGACTTCTTCTACAACGCCTGTTAATTCGATTATATCTTCTTTGGCCATCTAGTTTTTATCTTTCCTTTTTAACGCGGCCAATTCGGCTCGCTTTGTTCCAATCGTATTTAACGCCATCTGGACACTTACCATCTTTGATGCTGTCTACACCAAATACTCCTACGATTTCAAATTCGCCACCTTGGATGGTAACGAACACATTTAATTCTTTGGCAAATGCCATTGCTAAATCCAAATTAGCAAACTCCGTTGAGCTTTGTTTTTCTATTACTTTGTACATACGACTATTATACTGTCTTTCTTTCAATTTGTCAAGTGGTGCTCTAGCCAAGAATTGAACTTGGAATTCAGTCTTACCAAGACTGTGTAATACCATTTTACTACAAGAGCGTGGTCCGGCCAGCAGGAATCGAACCCACATTCAAGAGGTAGAAGCTCTTTGTATTATCCATTATACTATGGCCGGAAATTTGGAGCGGGATAGGAGAATCGAACTCCTGACTAAACCTTGGCAAGGTTTCGTTTGACCATTAAACTAATCCCGCATTAAACATATTCTATATCTGCTGCCAATATAAAACGATACTGATTGCTTTGTACAACACCCGGCCTGTGCCACTGATCACTGGGATAGATCAACCATGCGTATTCACTAGGTTTTACAAACAACTTGCCGTCACCTGCTGGCCCGTTAGGAGCCATTTCTGTACCACAGTAATCGTAATCTTTAACATCATCGGGTATGTGCAGATACAAAACACCACTCAACATTTTGGCAGTGTCATGAGTAGGATGCCAGTGATGATGCCACAGATTTTCACGATCCTCGGCACTCTCAAGATTGGTCATAAACGACCAAGCCATCATGTTATTAACTTTTACTTCACGTCCTAGGTACATGAATACACTGAACAAAAAACTCATACGATACTTTAACCATACAGCTTCGGGTCTAGCAAATATATTTTCTTTAGTTTGATATTTGGGACTATTAGTAAAGTAATTCCCGTCAGCAATGATTGCTTTTATAATGCCTATGGCTTCTTCATTGTCAGATTGTGTAATTACTGAACTGAAATTAAACTTGCGAAATACTTCGTTTTGATCTATTACTTTCATTATATCCTTGGAGCGGAGTGAGAGAATCGAACTCTCGACCGAAGATTGGAAATCTGCTGTTTTACCATTAAACTAACCCCGCATACTATTATTTAACAATCAAGTTTCGTGATCCTCTGGAGGATTGGCCAAAGGTGAAGTTGAAGGTTTTTTCTTAGACCATGATGAATAACTGGCTCCTTCTTCTCTGCTGCTGACATTTCTTTCGATCTGTTGTATCACACCACCCTTGGCCAGGAACTCTGCCATGGCTGTGGCTGTAGCTGCTTCGTATTCGTCTTTAGTCATTGTTTTCTCTTTTTAAAAAATGGTCGGAGTACAAGGATTCGAACCTTGGACCCCCTGGTCCCAAACCAGGTGCGCTACCAGACTGCGCCACACTCCGAAATTAACTTGGTATCATATGAGGAACATATGGTACTGCTCTGGGACCGTGTCTCTGTTGTAATAACATACGTGCTTCCTCTGCCGAATTAGCACCCACACGATCCTTAAATTCTTTGCCGTCTACTCTAATTGTTGCTTCGTATAATTTCATTTGAATCCAAACGGACATTTTGATGCGGGCATTGAAGTTAATAATGATCTATGTTGCCCTCCCCACATAGATTTTTGAGTAAACTCTTTTGAAATCTTTTCGTACTCGTTAGCATCAACTTCATGATGTTTTAATTCTACTTCACGTTCAGTTAACGGGATAAGCTGTACCAACGGATCACCTGCATTAACCGTTAGTGTAGTTCCCTTTTTCACAAAAATATTCACATGTGTATTATGCTGTGCTTTAAAATCTAATATTCCCGATAACGCATGGTAGTTAGCATGTCTATCTGTATTGTGATAGGTACATTGATTCCAGGCAAATTTAACACCAGTTTTTTCTTTGATTAACCAAGGACTAGAAATTTTCACATGCTGGTATCCCTTGTACAATTCTTCCCAATACATAAAGGGAGGATGGGGATTGGCATCTAGGCCGCCCATAGGATCATGTTTAAAAAATAATCCGTCCTTCATCATTTCAATTTTAAAATCTGTCCAACTAGGTAGTATAAATCCAGAGGTAAACAAATTGACCATACCAACACATCTCTTGGCTGTTGGTATTGGAATTAATTCCTTGCTTCTAGGATCCTGCAGTGATTTTACATCAACCATAGGTGGCAATTGTTTCCACTCTGCGGGAACAAATTTATGAGCATGATCAATTTTGAACAGATTCTGCACAACTGGATTATCTATAAAACAATCTACAATTATCTTTTTTCTTCGAAATAAAAACATCATGTCCTCAAATTGGTTGCGGGAGTCGGAGTCGAACCGACGATCTGAAGCTTATGAGACTTCCGAGATACCACCTTCTCCATCCCGCGATAATTAGTGCCTAGCTACTCCCACCACAGGAGCCCTAGACTGAGCGGTTACTCTGTCCATAACATTTATTCTTATGGGAAGGTGTTAAACCTCACCTAATGCGTCTCCGGATTCCCTACACAGGATCGGAAGGCCTTTGCACTACAAACCTAGCACTCTTTATGGTGACTGCCCCACCCCCTTTGTATAACGGGCAAGGGCGCCCGGGGTCTGTTAGATCAAGCCTTCAGCTTGCAGTGTTGCTACAACATCATCACTGAGTGGAATTTCAGTTTTGATATTTAACTCAAGAACTTCATCATTGAGTTTTTGTTTCTGCTTCTTGAGATTTTGGATCTCTGCCTTGGCTTGATCAATTTGATCTCGTCCAACAACACTGGTAGATACCGTGTCGTCACGGCCGTACAAACTTGCACGGCTTTCTTCTTTGCGGCTGCGGATCTTGTCCAACTTGCCGTTGACCACAGCCAAGTCACTCACTGGATTCAATGTGGCTATTTCAGTCAACTGTGTGACACGCTTGTCAATGAACGCAGCCTTGGCCAATGACAGGTCAATTCCGCAATTTGCGTTGGCTGTACCAACCAGTCCGCGAATGTTGTACAAGGCCAACAACAGCTTTTGTCGGCGACCATCATTTGTGATCAAAAGGTTATTGGCCTTTTGAATCTCATCTTGTGCGTTCTGGAACTCGTTGATCTCAATGCTGGTATCAATCTTAATACCCTTGATTGCTTCATTGATCGAATTCTGAACTGCGTTTGCCTTACGTAGGGAAATGTTCATCACGTTGTCCTTTCTTCTTTGTTTTAACAGTTTTTAAAAAATCAAGTCTAGTATACTTGCCCTGTTCGATTTCGTTTAGAGCAGTAACAATAAATCCATGACTACCTTTATCAACTCTAGGAGCATGACCGTTTTTCAACTCTCGAGCTCGTTGACTTGCAGCCAATACCATTTCAAATCTATCGCCGTATGCTGCCACTGCGTCTTCTGATGAAAGTTGTTTGTTCATATATTCCTTTAGGTTAAAAATAACGGGTCAACGAAAGGTCAAGTAATAGACCGGACAATATACAATGAAGAGTTGTAGTCTTCGTTGACAATGTGCAAAATACAATACACAGAGGTCCATATATTTCCGATTAACAAATGACATTCTATTAGGGATCGGATCACATAAACACGGCCATTGTTCAGATGGTTGTAAGTTTGGAGTAAGCATGAAGCTCACACCTTTGTGTCTATTCTCATCTACCCTTCGCTTTACCGGTCATGTATTGCTACACAACAAAACTATTATAGCACTCTTTAGACTAAATGTCAAGTCTTTTTTGCCACTAATTTCACATCCCAAGCCAAAATTGTTCTGTGGCCCTTGCCTTTCCACGGATACACAGTGTGTGGAATATAGCTGGGAAATATGATCATCTTCATGGGATTTGGGGTAAACCGCCATTGATCTACAAAAACAAAATGTGCAGGGTTTCTTACCACCGGCAATCTAAACTCAATCACAGCATCCGATATGTTGTCTGTGAGATCAAGATCAGGAACATCAATGTAGATGTTGCCGCTGATATGTGCTTCATGATTGTGCATGGCCTGATAGTCGCCTGCAGTCTGACGTATAGTCCATGCTGAAACCAACATGGGTTGAAATGCTGACAGATCGTTGCGACCGCTTTGTTTGATCTGCGCATCCATGTATTCCTGGCACTGCGCTTCTACATAGCGTTTGATATGCCCTGTGTCTAGATTGAATTGATTTGGCAAGAGTTGAATCTGCTGTCCGCCACGTATGCTAATAGCAGGATTACCCTCATCATTGAGTTCTGTCTTGGTATGTGCAGTATCTACTAGACTTTTCAAATTGGTGAATACATCCGCCGGCACATCGGCCACAGCCATCACAGTTGGATTAAAATATGCAAATTTCATATGTACCTAAAAAATGGTGCCCCTTGACAGAATCGAACTGCCGTAACCTGATTACAAAACAGGTGTAATACCATTATACTAAAGGGGCAATACTTACTTAAAACTTGGTGGACCGTCCCGGGATCGAACCGGGGATTGAAGCTTGCAAAGCTACTGTGTTCCCATCTATACCAACAGCCCAATATTTTACTTACCTTCGTTGAGTTTATACTCTTGAAGTTTTTCTTTAAATGCTTGTTCGGTTAGTCCGTGCCAACCGATGCACTTACCAGTAGGCGAACGACCGCAACCACACTTACCAACCTGATCTGCATTTTCTTTAACTCGAACTTGCATGTTAGCCTCCACTGGATACTGTTCCGGATGCATGAGTGGTAAAATTACCACCTCCCTGTTTGCGTGGTTCACGTTTTGGCACCACGGCAGCACATAGTTCAGCATCAATCATAGCACGTTTCCATTCACCTCGTTTGTGCGGATCTAGAACTCTACTCATTGCTAGACTTGCTTTAGTCAAAGCACTCATTCTATAATTTGGACCTGGTTTCATTGTATTTCCTTTATTAAAATCTGGTTGCTCTGCATCCCCCGGCGGTAATTATAGTACAGAAAGATATGACGCTATCATACCCCTCACTCGTACCTTCCACCCGCTTCCCGACAGGGACCGTTCTCGCATTGCTAGCGGCCTTTGGGTTTAAAGACTACCACCCGTAGTTGTCACACTACTTCTCATCGTGTGGGTCACACTATCCGAAGACACTCGGAACGTTATGGCGGAGCATGTAGGAATCGAACCTACTCACCCATTACTGAATGACAGATTAGCAATCTGTTGCCTTAACCGGTCGGCCAATGCTCCGTGTTGCTTGGTGGGTTCTGCCAGGGTCGAACTGACGACATTCTGCGTGTAAGGCAGACGCTCTACCAACTGAGCTAAGAACCCTAAACTATGGTGCGCAAGGAGAGACTCGAACTCTCAATCCTTTCGGCACTGGCTTCTAAGACCAGCGTGTATACCATTCCACCACTTGCGCAAATTTCTAACTAATAATATACATTATATAGTCTAATCACCTGTGTGTCAACAACTTTATGAAAAAACTTATAAAATAATTTGGTACCAGCGGAGGGAATCGAACCCTCTCAAGAACGCTAATCTGGCGCTAAAAGGTTTATAAAACCTCTCTGACTACCAAGTCTCGCTGGCATTTATTTGGTATGAGCGGAGGGACTTGAACCCTCAATCCCGAAGGCGGCAGATTTTAAGTCTGCTGTGTATACCATTCCACCACGCTCACATATCTTGGTGCCGCCTCTAGGGATCGAACCTAGTTCCTCGGTTCTTCAAACCGGTGCTATGACCACATCAGCTAAAGCGGCATTGGGGTGAAGGGGAGAATCGAACTCTCTCTTACTGTTTCACAGACAGCCGTGCAGCCACTACACTACCAACACCATTAACTTTTTCTAACACATCCTTACGCATAAGGAACTGTCGTTGATTGTCAGGGCGATGAACCAAGAGATACTCAACGCCATCTATATTCTGAGTTTGACGAGAATCTTCACAGACTACTCGTTCGTTGTTTAAACGATTTTTAAAAGTAATAGGTTTCATTTTATATCTCCTTGTTATGGCCAATCCTTGCACTTTGCTTGGATCTTACGTAATAGAATTTTACTAATTTTGGTATCGCTGCCACGAGTTGAACGTGGACTTAGACCTTCGCAGGGTCTTGTGATATCTTTTCACTACAGCGATAAAATAAATACTTGATGTTAGACATCTTTTTAAATCGACGAACACAGCGAGCATTTACTAATGACGCTATACCTCAAGAGCATATTGACTCAATACTAACAGCTGGTTGTTCAGCCCCTAGTAAGCAACGTGCATATCCTTGGCGTGTTATTGCATTAACTCAAAGCCACAAAGCTCTTGAATTAAAAAATAAACTGTTCTTAGACAGTTTCATTAACATGCCAATTCGTAAACATTTACTAACAGCCCAATCACCTTTACTGTTAGCATGGATAGGAGTTCCTATCTTAGACAACTTTGACCTAGGTCTTGTTTCTAATGGTACTACAGTACGTGAACAAGGAATAAATGTATCTTCTAGATCTGCTGATCCTAAAACACAATATACTGTTCGAACACGTTCTGAAAAAGATACAATGATTGCTGCTAGTTTTTCTATGATACAAGCAGAATCTCTAGGATATCGTACTGCCTTTACATCATGCTTTTTCGAAGACCAAGCTCACAAGATTTTAGGTCTTGCAGAAAATGAATGGCCCATTGTGTTTCTATCTGTTGGCCAACCCAATGACTCTCGAGTAAGAGAAACGGTAAACAACGGACCAACAACAGTTGGGTTTTCTGATCCACGTCCTTTTCCAGAGCCACCTAAGTTAACTCCTGCTGAACTATCTACTATTATCTAGTTGGCCGGTCCTGCAGGAATCGAACCCACACCGCTTGGTTCGAAGCCAAGCATTCTATCCATTGAACTAAGGACCGTTATTTTTTGGCAGAGGGTAAAGGAATCGAACCTTTAATAGCGGAATCAAAATCCGCGGTTATACCATTTAACTAACCCCCAACAACTTGGTGGTAATAGTTGGACTCGAACCAACGATAGGCTGCGTATGAAGCAACTGCATTAGCCACTATGCTATATTACCATATAAAAACACACTCAAGTCCGCGGCACGGAAGGCACTATACCCGCGATGGTCTATGACCAGGCCTAATGTGTTTTTATATGGTAGGGGTGCTCGGGAACGATCCGAGTTTTACTGGTTAAAAGCCAGTTACTTCACCTTAAAGTTTCACCCCCGTTATCTTATCACTCTTGTCACTAGTCATGACAGATCTCCTTTTAAAAAATTGGTAGCCTATCTTGGGAACGATCCAAGGACCCCCGCCTTATCAAGACGGTGCTCTACCACTGAGCTAATAGGCTGTATTAGGCGGACGAATCATTATCACTGCCACGCCCAGGTCATTCGGCAGGGGTACGCCACTTGGCGGTTAGGAAAGGTAACCCGTGTGCATCTAACACTGCTCAAATGATTCGTCCATAGTTGGCGGAAGTAGTAGGATTCGAACCCACGGACCCTTTCGAGCCTTCAGTTTTCAAGACTGCTGCCTTAAGCCATGCTCAGCCATACTTCCATGATTGGTACCCCGGGCGGGAGTTGAACCCGCATTTAAATTTCTCTTTTTGAGAGAGACGACTTTGCCAATTTGTCTACCGGGGCAAAAGAAAAACTCCACAGCATCGACTATGTCGAACGAGTGGAGCCATGTTTGGAGTGGCGGGTGAGATTTGAACTCACGATTTTACGGATTTGCAATCCGTTGCAATGGGCCTCTCTGCCACCGCCACATAAATTTGGAAGACCGTAGGGGAGTCGAACCCCTCTTACCAGGATGAAAACCTAGTGTCCTAACCGATAGACGAACGGTCCATAAAACTTGGCGTACCCTCACGGCCTCGAACCGCGAACCTCTGGTTTTGGAGACCAGCGCTCTGCCAATTGAGCTAAGGATACATTATTGGCTCCCCGGGGAAGGCTCGAACTTCCGACATCGGCATTAACAGTGCCGCGCAACTACCAACTGTGCTACCGAGGAATAAACTTGGCGGTCTGTGGGGGAATCGAACCCCCGTAAGCGGATAGACAATCCGCAGTAATAACCTCTATACGAACAGACCTAAAATTGTTAAGCAACGCCGCGGAACGTGACACGGCACCGTTCTTGGCCACCATATTGGGCTTCTGCTATACGCACAGCATCTCCGGATGTCTGGGCATTTACTACAGTTTCAAATTGTCGAAGGCTCTCAGTTTGAAAAGCACCGCTGGTACCTTCACCTGCATACGAACCCACTTCAACATAAACACGATACGATTGCATTTGATTTCCTTTTAAGTTCACAGTATTAATAGTATAACACCAATCCAAAAAAAAGTCAACCATTCGTTTGGTGGACGAGGTAGGAGTCGAACCTACAATGTTTCTTATGTGGCGGATTTACAGTCCGTTGCCTTCAACCAATTCAGCGCACTCGTCCAAAATTGTTTACACTCTCCGCTATGCTTTTAGACACCGTTCAAAGGTGAATGAAGAGTGTATATTAAAACGTACTCGGCTCGTGGCCTTGTCCCCTAAACATTCTAGTTTTGGAGTACGCTTTAATATAACTAGTATTTTTTTATCCACACAAGGATAAGCCATCCACTAGTCCGCCCGTTCGCAGCATGTTTTGAGTGCGCTGCCCGGGCCTCGTTCCCGTAATCTATTGCACTTTTGCGTTATTCAGCAAGTTTTTGAAACTGCCTTTCTCGCTCTTCTAGTTGATCTAGCATGTTATTTCTTGCAAACTTTTGCCAGATAAGTTTCCTTGTCTGTTCTGCCGTTAGCACAAAATTCTCGCTATGTTCAACTTCGTAGTTTTTATCTATCTCTAATTCCATTTTTCCTTGCGGAAAACAAAAAACCCCAGGGTTTTAATCCTAGGGTCCTTTGAAGTTTAAGTGTATTTTGAGTTTACACTAACATCTCCACGGACCCCGGCTCTAGCTCTGGTGTACGATCATATGATAGACTATTAATCGCTAACCAGCAAGAGGCCATCACGCCTACCTGCTTAGGTATCGAATTAAAATGACTAAAAGATGATCTGAGTTTCATTTGCTTTCTTTTCCTTTCTTTTCCTTTTATAGACAACACCTTGCTGTCTATGTTTTAATTATACAGTTATTTAGTCTCTGTGTCAACCTTTATTTGCATTTTAGGCAAAATAAATTTTGACGCCTTCCTAACCAACTGTATGTATTATATTGTCTTTTTATTTATGTGTCAATAGAAATACGGTCACATTATGTGGCTTTTTTGCCACATTTAATCAAATGTTGATTCGCCGCTGATTAGAATGTGTTTGCCAATTTCAAAAAGACCCACGCTGCCGGGCAGGTCCATTGCAGCCACATGTATCTGGCACTCTCCACTATTGTCAATTGAGCAGGCAACGAATTCTTTTATGACACCTTGGTCAATTGACTGCCTGATAAAGTCAACCACCTCCAGCATGGCTTTTTTTTGCTCTTCTTCTTGAATCTGTTCTTTGCGTCTGCTGTTAATGCTTACGACTTCCATATTTGACCTTTTATATTAAATGATCGGCAATGCCGAGTTCGATGGCTTCTTGTGCTGTTAGATAAACATCACTGGCTGGCAACAGTTTTGTTTTAATTCTTGATGGGGCTAATCCGGTTGCGTTCTTAAGTATGTCAACCATCTTCTTGTTTAACATCTCATTCTCTTTCATTTCTGCTTTTAGGTCGTGAAACTTGGCGTCAGTTCCGCCGGAGAATTGATGACACATAATACCTGTGTTGGCTGCAATGTGTCTTTCTCCATGATCGCCACTGGTAAAAATCAAAAATGCAGCACTCATAACACTGCCTATACCCACAGTGCGAACAATGTGTTTGCTGTTTCGCATGATGTCAATGAGAGCAAATGCCTGGTAAAGATCTCCGCCCGATGAATTAACATACAGAGTAAGAACTTTTTCTTTAGCTTCTAGATTTTCGTAGACCAACCATTTGATGCATTCGTTGACGTTTTCTTCGGTAATTTCGCCGGTTAGAAAATGAACCGAATTTTCCAGTAATTTTATGCCAATACGATCGCTGGCGTTAAATTCGTCTATTTTTTTCACTGCTGCCCCTTGCGTACTATTACTTATCATATCTAGTAATTATACTATCAGTTAATAGAGAATACACCTACAGCCCAGCCAATAATAACGATATAGGTCAAATAATGGAGAGCTTGATCTAGCCCAAACCAAACCCAAAATGTGCGATCTGCAGGAGTCAGCCCTTGATTCAACTGTTGTTTTGCCCAATCGATATGATAGTGTGCTACCATGTCAAATAGTGCGGCAAAAACTGCCATTGTGCCTAAAAATGGCAACAAAATAACCCAAGTCCAAACTCCGTGCATAGTGGCGTGATGTACCCCACCCTCTGCACCGTAGATGCCCTTTTGTTCTAGCATATAGGGAAATTGCAGTAGAAAATCACATATAAAATGTTTAATGCCAAAGAGAGCCAAAAGCAGTATAATCAGCTGTATTTCAGTCATACAACTTTGCCCAATCCTAACCAAATAAGTTGATCTAATTCTGTTTGATAATCTTGTCCTAGTCTACGTTTTTCATAGATCGCTCGTAGTACATCTGTCCCATCACCGTAGTTCATAACACCTGAGCCACGTGACTCCAATTCTTCAATTAGATCATCGGTGTCAAAGTCACTTAAATCAACATCTACTTCGACTTCTTTATACATAGTTTTATACATTATACAAAATCCTTAAACATCTGCTTACGGCCATCTTCGCCAATATGCAGATCAAACAGATCTTTTACTGTGGTCAGCATGGCGCAGGCCAACATGAGCTGATCATGTCTGTCGTCACACATCATGATCTGACGATCAATGGGTTCCATTAGTTCTATCATTCGTTCTTTTATAGGATCATTCATTTTTTTCCTTGGTAAGTTCGCACATCAATTGAAAGTGATCGTAGGCTTTGCGTACACTTTCGTGTTGCATCAGTTTGTCTGCTTCCTCTTGCATGGCCTTAACACCAGCTTCCGCATGATCTCTGTAACTACCATAGGTCAACGGACATAATTCATCTCCAAACTCTTTGGCTAGCTTCTCCCAGGCTTTCTTTTGTCCGGGAGTAATAGGAGTTCTCTGTGGCTTCATTTCGCTGGCTTTGGATATGGCTCGACAGATGGCATCTTCAGCCACACGGCCTGCCGCAATCATGGCAGCATAGTTAGGATCAATATTAAAACAGCGAGACTGCCCTCCGGGGTAAGACATAACCAAGTGAGTACCTTTTGTAAAGCTATCCAACAGGTCATTATCATACTCTGCCACAGGGACATAACGTCTTCCAAGTTTTTCATAATAGATCTTTTTAGTCATACTGTATTAGACGAAATCGTATGAGCGTTCAAAAATAGGGCCATCACAAATATACAACTCGCCATCAATGCCACGCATTAGGTAGTCACCGGGCTTGCCCTGTTTGTAATTGCCTTCCAGTGTGTTAACACGAAATTCCTCATCAATTTTTTTAGCATGAACAACAATAGGACGCTTAACACAGGCACCCATGTCCGCTACTTGTTCAAATGTATCAAATGTTTTCATAATTAATGTACCGCCTCTTTTGCGTCTACTTCACACTCAACGACCCAATTGTTAAATTCTGTAAACTTGTTTACATTGACTCCGAGTCCTACAGCTTCATTTACAAAATGTTGTAGGAGTGAATTGTAGAGTTCATCTGGCATTGTGTTTTTATCAAATTTAATTTTCATATGTTTTCCAAGTGTTTGTTTCGTTGTCCCAATGTCGTCGATCGTAAAAATTAAAATGAATGTTATAGCCTAGCAGGCCCAAAGATAATTCAAATCCTGCATGGTCTTGTCTAACAGTAAAGTTAAATTCAAACTCAACTAGACCGCCTGATAGATACTGTTCTATCTCCCAGCATTTATTTTCAGTAAGCTGTCCGTTGATGTTGCTAAGATAGTAAAATCTTGATCGACGCCACGGATTATCTATACTAAAATTTATGTGTATCATTCTGGTAGTGGTCTAAATCTAGATAAAAAACTTTCTCGATAACAACTGTATTCTCTATTTTTGCTTTCTGGCAAATGATCATTGATGTAGTGAATCCAAGTATGATTTTCTACTTCCACAATCTGTATTACCCTAAAAATCTTACCGTTGCCGCCATCCCATTTACTGCCTTCTTTGATTATTGTCATGTTTTATCCTTTCCAATTTTCTTTTACATCCTCTGGAACTTGTACAGTCATATGTAGCATGAATCTGTAGGCTTCCCATGCTGTTTTGGCTGCATGGTTATTGGCCATGTTAGTAGGGAATAGGTCGGCCCAAATTGCGCCTTCGGGAATACGAAAAGCACGAATATCTTGTAGACGAGGTTGAAACACCTTGCCTTCGTTGTACAATCGCATGCCTACTTCCATACACTGCTCTTCGTCTAGTCCTTCTAGATAATCATGACGATACATATAATCTTGAATGCAGAATTTAACGGTTTCTATATCGCGAAGTGCAGTACCCGAAATGATCCAAGCAACATCGTCATAACTCACTTCACCATTGACAATGTCTCGAATACATCGTCCAAAACTGAAACCTATTTTCATTTTTGTGTTCTCTGTAGTTCTTGCAGAAGTTCGTTCATCATTTTAAATTGCGATTGTATCTGTTTTTTAAGTTCTTCGGGACTCTGAGTGGGCAAACACTCTGCTGAGTACTGTGCTGATTTTGACATCATCGCACGTTGTTGCAGGCAAGCAGTGAGATCGTTGTAAGACACCAACGGTGTAATAGCACCCAGATTAGTAATTAGTACCAATTGATATAACATGCCAACTCCTAGTAATTAACGATATGTATATTATAACACCATACTGCTCACAAGTCAACCCCAACGCAACATAAAGAGTACAGCATCTTTGGAATCTTCAAAAAGAAATTCTGCACCGTTTCGTTCAAACTGGCCCTTACAATTATCCGATAACCAATTGGTGATATCTATGGCATGATTGTTGTCCGTTAGTCGACTGATTTTAAATCGAGTCCAACCAATGCCTTCAAACAGACCCCAAAGTACCTCTCGATCTATTTCTCTAGCCATTTCACTAGCGGCCTTATTGGCAATTTCTTCTTCTAGTGTCATGCCCATTTCATTGCAAACATAGTTGCATCCTGTTCATTTTGAAAATACCAAGCACGACCGGTTGGGTGTGCAAGATCACGGAATTTGTTTTGACAATTCTCTAAACACCATGTGAGTTTTTCTGCAAAGTCATCATCTCGTAACACTATAGCATGATAGGTACCTAATAGTGTCATTAGCTTATCGTCTACTTTGAGATGTTCTTCTGCCCGTTGAGCCCTCATAATAGTTGGAGTTGGATCCGGATCTATCATTTACCGTGTCTCAACAACCATTCTGTTAGCCTGGCACCCTGTAATTTGGCACGGACTTGATACTTGTAACCACGATCAAAGTGATCTACCATTCTATGCCATACAGGAGTTTCGACTGCATGTTCCATTATCCATTTGCCTTGTTCGCTCTGTTGCCAGTCCCAAAGCGGTTGGGCAGCATATAGGTCTGGGTCTTCTACATCTCCCATTGTAAATGTATATACTATGATTTCTTTGGTTTCTTCTACACGATCATCTATTATCATATACTGATATATAGTCTTAGTGGGTCGGTCGCCAAGAAAAATGTATTCATGCCCCCACTGATCAGTTTCCCATTTGAATTTCATTTTAGACATTGCCTCTGCCCCCAAATTTCAGCATGAACATCATGGCATCACGTTCATCTGTAAACTGAAAGTACAAGGCATGATAGTGCTCTTCACGCCATAGTTCTTTACAGTTGTTTATACACCACACAGCCATTTCTTCAACCTGGGCAACAGTTATCTGATTGAAGTTTACTCTATAGGGAAACACAGCTCTAGCCCTAGTGCTGAGAACTTCATTAATTGTACCTACTCTAGTCTTGGCCATTACCATATTTTAACAGGAACATTGTGCGTTTTTGATCATCATAAAAATCCAATCGAACAGTATGCTGTGATTTTTTGCCTTCATACCATCCTAACTCTACTACCGGCCACCATTCACCGCCCTCTGGAGGTCTAACATATTCCGTATCCTTTACGTATTCTCTATGATCACGTAGTGTGAAACCTAAGACATCTTTCATCTTTGTTCGTGAAAGATACACAGAGGGCTTTTCACGTTGTTTAATACGCTCGAGCACACTGGTCCATTGACCAGGAGTCATCACAATTGGCTTACTCATTTAACCACTTTTGTATAATGGTGTTAGCTTCTTTTAGGTCTCGAGTATTCCAAAGACGGTATTCTTCGTTGTGCCCGCGATCTCCATCATTGAGATAGATTTTACCAATCTCTGGAAAATAATTCAAGAACGCCTGCCCAAGTCGATAGTGAGGATTACGCATGAATTCCATAATCCAATGCTGTTCAAATTCCTTGTAGCGTTCTTTTGAAATCACATCCACATCAACTGGAATACAGTTGCCTCAACGTCTTCTTTAATGTAGATGGTCCACATAGGATCGCCGCTGTTAAAACGATGACACATATCCGCAGTCGGACAGACTCTCTTCATCCATTCTTCAAATGCTCGATCATCCTCGGGATATACCCAACAGTACCAACCGCGAGGAGGAGGATCTAAAATCAATTCTTTAATAGGATGCCCGGCATTAGGGGAAGTTTTACCATCTTCAAACCTCCAATGATGCACACTGACTTTCACGACCAGGTCCTGTGTTTTTCAGCCACCCATTCGTTGCCGTCATATTCCGCAATTTCCCATTCAACATCACCAGGTACCTCAACAATTTTTAGATTGGCGTGGTCTCCGTTTGCTGCCATGCCTAGGTCTCTCACAATCTTTACAAGATAAGGATCGTCTCTAGGAATCTCTCGTCCGTACCATTTTGGATCAGTTATACCTGCCATCTGTTTGTATTCTTTTTCAGCACGGCCGCTGAGTCCAAATCCACCATAGCAGGTATTGATAACAATAAATTGAATACCCCTGAGAGTTTTAATCAGTTGTTCGTGTGTCATAGTTTCTCTCCGCAATGTGGACATAGTTTGGTTGTAGCATTACGCATTTCTTTTAGTGTCTTGTTTAGTTTACGAGAATCAGCAATAATCCTGCGTATACTCTTACGATCCCTATCGTGTTTGGCCTTGCCCAATTCTTCTTTAAGGTGTAGCTTCATTTTCTGAAGACGGCCTTCAAAGATTTCAATAAAGCCTGTTATGCCCGGGCTTTTGTCTGCAGGTGTACCACTCATTCTTCTAATCCTATTGCACGTCTAAAATGTTGTTCCAGTGTAGTTTCAGCCATTCGAGTCTGGTGAAAGGATTCTACACACCGTTCTATGATCAGTTGCGCAAACAGATCTAACCCTTCTTGATCAGGATTAAAATCTATACCTGCACATTGTTTAAGTTCTTTAAGTCTAGTGTTCATTTTCCGCTCTTGTATTTTAGTGTAAACATTACTGCATCCTTTTCGTCATGGAACCAGTAGGCAGCAATTTCATCCCACTGATAACCTACATCGCTGACATCAGTGACGTCAAACCAAACATAACTTTTACAATGTGCTAGACACCATTTTTTGATTTTCCAGAAAGGCTCTCCTGCTTGCTCGCAATCAACGTCTGTGATAAGCACCTGATGACATTGTTCCAGAACATCATCAGGTGGCTTAAACTTCTTCCATTCTTCTGAATAGGCGTACATTAAACTTCCAATACAATGTTGGGATTCCAGCCAGTATCTTCAGTATAGCCATCGCTTTCGTACCCCCTAGGATTACAAACTACACGAGTACTGCCTAACACATAATCAAACGGATGATGAGTATGTCCGTGAGTCCAAAGTTTAATCTGTGGATGATCAAGAATAAAATCACTTAGGTCGCTGTGATAGCCACCGTTCATGATGTAGTCATGTGCATACTGCGGATGACAACTCATATGGCTAGGAGTGTGATGTCCTACCACAACAAACTTTTGCTCTTGAGGATAGCCGTCCATTACAGTCTTAAAATATTGCAGTGTTTTGCGATGACGATCTGCAATGTCAGCAGGCTTGAGAGCTCGGTAGCCGGATTGATCATGTCGAATAATTCTAAAATCGTTCATCATGTCCGCAAGCGCATGAAGTGTAAATGGGTCATGCTTGTTGCAGTCAGTCCAAAGTGTTGCACCCATAAACACAATGTCGTTGATTACCTTGGTGTCATTTTCCAAGAAATAGATATTGGGATACTTGGCACATTCTTCACGCAGATGATCAATGCTGGCAAAGAATTTACCGTGGTAGAACTCGTGATTACCTGCAACATAAATCACATGCGGAAATTGAAAACTACAACGCTTTAAGAAATCACGGAATCGCTGAGCCTTAAGCTGTCTGCTGCCTAACATTTCAAGCATGGCCGCAGTTCTAACATTTTCGTCCTGATGGTCGTGGAGATCTTGGGCAACCATAATATCGCCGCTCAAAATTAGTAGATCGTAATCAGCATCGTTAGGGATCATAATGTCCGAGAACTCTAAGTGCAGGTCTGAAACCAATTTAATTTTCATGGTATTTTCCGATAATGTACATATATTATAGCATCAGTTTAAAACCCTGTCAATCGGTTAAATACTCATATAACCGGGAGCGAACCGATGGGCGACATTTTCAAGATTATAGGCGATCTGGGCATGCCAGTAGCCGCTGCACTAGCAGGTGGGTATTTTGTATACTTAACCATTAAGCTATTGCTACAGGGCGTACTTGGCTCTATCAACGGCATGAAGGGCATTATTATTGCTCTAGACAATCGTGTCAAAACCATGAATCACGATGTAATACGTATTGATACTATTGTATCCAATGCACTAGGTCTACGGCCTGATGCAGATCGTATTGCCCGAGCCGATGGAAAGAATGATGCTCGTAGAGATTAATTTCGTTCTAGATCTAAAACTGATCGCATATTTTTTATTAAGTTTTGGATTTGGCATAGCATTCTATTATATATTTTATAGCGATAATTCAGACTCTAAATTAGATCGTATGAAACATGATCTAGCAGTAAGGAAAGAATGGTTTCGAATGGTGCGCGAGCAAAAGGCTACAAACCCAAAATGGCCAGCAGAGTGGGCGAGGAGAGATTGATGTTGCATTTTGACTATTCGTGGGATCTAAGTCCAAATGGAATAATATTGGATAACGAACTTAACGTAGATAAGCTAGGATGGAAAGGCGGAGACTATTTCCAGCTAGTTAACATTGACGGAAGATGCTATCTTAAAAAAGTAGACCCGTTGGTAAAATTTTTAAAGGACGGTGAAAATGGACAAGTGGACTAACTGGTATGACAGTTTGCCTGAACATACTAGAGAATATTTAAAAAATCAACCGTTGTGGCATGATATTGATCTTGTTAAGGCAGGACTAGTAGGATTCGTAATAGGATTGATATTTGGGTTAACAGTTTAATCAACAAATAGGAGCGAACTATGTTGTTTGAAGCATTTCTAGTGTTTTGGATGCTAGAGGTTTTAGTTCTAGCATCAGTAGCAGTTTGGTATTATTACGAGCCCGCAGAAAAAGAAAAGAAAATCTGGGACCCTTGGGGAATCTGGAAGGAGGTAAAATAAATGGATATAGTTGAACTTGTAAACAAATATGGTTTTCCAATTGTCATGGCAGTGGGAATGGGCTTTATCATCAAGTATGTTTGGGAATGGGCCACGAAAGAAGTCAAGCCCGTTATCAGCGAAGCTAACACCGTTCTTATCGCCCTAATCGATCGTATACGTATGTTGGACAACGATTTGATTCGACTAAATCAAAAGGTCAATACAGTATTACACCTACGAGGCAAGACAATTGAGTTTGAACGTGTAGAAGCAGAAACAGAAATTAACAAGATTACACAATCTAAAAAGAAATCTGAGGACGATAAGTCAGCCGCAGCAGGCGAAAGTTAATTTGTAGGAGGAGCGATTATGGTAAATGCAATTGCCTCGCTATTACTAGCAGGCATGTTATCAAACGAGCCTCGGTGTGTCAAATGGACATGGACTGGCGATGTATACAATCGCAAAGTGGTATGCCTGGAATGGTCTAAACCTCCACCTAAAGATAAGGCACCCAAGAAAACATGATTGATCCTATCACACTTGGTATTGCCTTCACGGCCGCACAACAGTCAGTGAGCTATATTAAAAAGGCCATTGCTCTGGGCAAAGATGTCAACAGTCTCTATGGACAGTTTGCCAAGTTCTTTGAAAACAGCGATAAGATTCACAGTGCTAATGTAGAGGCACAAACTAGCAAAAAGATTCTCACAGACGGTCAGATTAGAGCCATGTCAGTTCAGATTGCCATGCAGAGCAAGGCCTTGCGTGACACTGAAAAAGAATTGAAAGAAATGTTGATATGGTCAGGTAACAAAGATGTTTGGGACGAGATGATGGCCGAGCGTGTGCGTATGTATAAAGAACGTGCTAAACTAGAAGCAGACATAAAAAATGCCAAAATACAAGCACAGTCTGACATGATAGACAGAGTACTTATAGGTACAAGTTTTATGGCAATAGCGGTCCCTACGGTGATGTTTACTTTTGCTATGATAGTTAGATAAGATTACTTCTCGTGAGCAACAAACTCGCCGTTCCAGTTGTCGCCTAGATCTTGCAGTTTCATAAAGTCGCAACGCTCGATCCAGATTTTGTAGTACTTGTCCATTTGTCCACCAAAGTTGCCCTTTAGCTTTGCACACATAGCGGCAGCTTCGTCAAACTTTTTCTGTCGGTACAAGTCATGCATCACTTCGTGTGCTATCTTATCTCTAGTGTAGTCTGCACCCTTAGTACGTAATACTGTATAGATCAAGTCTGCCACAGTTTTTCCTTTAGGCTGTAAGTTATCTATCATTAGATAAAAGAAGTCGTCTTTGGTACGATTGTATGTTTCAGCACCAATAATACATAGTACACCATAGGCCTTACAACGTGCTTCTAGTCGTGCCGCGGTTGACACCATATCACCTAAGATGTCATAACCGTGTCTGTCAGTTGATCCCATCTCGCCAATAAAGCCAATACCAGTATTGCAACCCCAACCCATTGCGGCAGGTGGTAATCCTTGTGCTTCCATCAGTTTTGTGTATTCGTCAACAGCATCCAGCATCTCTAGGCCAACAGCAACAATAGTTCTAGCATGATTGGTGTCTTCGATAGGAGCACCATGTATGTGCATACTCGCATCACCTACATACTTTAATATCATGCCGTTGTTGTTCATGATAGGACGACTGATAGCATCCATGTAGCCGTTCATATACTTGCCTAGTCCGCCTACATCATCACCATAGTGTTCACCAATAGGAGTAAAGCCACGCAGGTCACTGAACATAACTGATACATCTTTGCGTACACCACGCTTGATTAAGTCTGGATCTTTTTGTAGTAGCTCTACAACTTCTTTAGAGCAATAACCCGCAAACTGTTTCTTTATGGCCTGCTTCTGTAAGAACTCGCTTACAAATTTAACGCCATAAGTATGAAGAGCAACGATAACAAGCCCAAACGTGATTGCAGTCGCATCTGATAGGATGAGCCAATTACTGAAAGCGTACATAGTACCAGGAACGACGGCACCAACAATAACCACAGCAGAACCAATTCCAACATAAGTCCACCTCGATAAGAAAATTAACAATATGCCGAATACTAGTAATGCTAGGATTTCAACTCCGTCGGCATAGTCGGGACGTTGAATTACCACTCCGTTGATCATAGTTGCCATTGCTGCCGCTTGTACATCCTGCGGCCACACTGCACCTTTAGCTGTAGGCAAAGGATTAGCAATGCCTGCGGCTGTTGGACCTACTATAACTATAGCACCATTAAAGTTTTTGGGCAAGTCCAAAAGACTCGCCTGTTGGTTTTCTTGACTCCAATCGATCCATACACGACCTAACGCATCTGTTGTAATAGGACCAAACTTGGGTATGCGCATTTTCTCAACACCATTTTCATTGAGCTTGACTTGGAAGGTTGAATCACCAGCTGCGACTCTAAGTGCTTCCATAGACATACTGGGATATAATTTACCATCAACGGATACAACTAGGGGCAGTCGTCGATTAACACCGTCTACTTCTGGCAGTGTACTAACGATACCAATGCCTGCTGCTGCATTTTCTAACTGAGGTACATTGGCAATAAGTCCCGGGTATTGTACAATTTGATCCTGCCACTCTGGACCTAGTACAGCACTACCTGGATTGCGAGGAGAGTTCTTAGTTTTTTGTGATGGTACGCTGCCCATTACAACTGGATATTGTTTTAGGGCCGTTGCGAGAACAGCATCGCCACCAGTGCGATCAGGCTCAGCCATGATAACATTGAGCACAACAAGGCCAGCACCACGATCATAAAGATCTTTAATAATTTTTGCATACTCTGCCCTTGGTAAAGGCCACTGGCCATATTTGTCCAATGCTGCTTCATCTATGTTTACCGTATAGATGTTATTGGCAGTTGGAGTTTTATTAGTAATCAGTGTGTCAAAGTAGCGTAGTCTTACACTTTCTACAAAGACAGGATCGGCGATTCTTATACTTACAATAAGTGCCAATGTTAATAGGGCAGTCCAAGGACTAGTTAGGATTTTTTTCAGCATGAAATATTTATGCTGTTTTATTGTCCCTGTGTCACAGTAATTTTAGCACAACCGCCTACAGTGGTGCAGTTGTGAGTGATTGAATAGTAGTTTTGAGTACTGCCACTTTGTGTTAGACTTAGATCAGTAGGTGTACCGCTTAGATTAACTTTGGCCATATGACTGGCGCTGCCTTGTTGCAGTACGTCGACATTCTTATTACCGCCACTTAGTGTGATTTCAGCATAGTGACTGCCGCCGTCTTTTTGTTGTACCAGCAAACTATTGTTATTGCCGCTGACATCAGCAAATATTCCTTTAGTACCACCAGTACTGGTCTGTTGTAGATCTACTAAGTTAAAATTACCCACAACTCTCAAGTCAACATAATTTGCCTGTGTTGTAGCATTTCCTGTTTGTGCGATATTAATATCATTGCTTAGACCATTGCCGTAATATTCGACATAATTATTTTTAGTCCCGCTTTGATTTACTTCAACTACGTTTTGTGTGCCGATCTGTTCTATGTGTACTTGGCTATCGGCAGTTGTTCTATTAACGAATGTTAAAACTTTAGCCGTGTTTGTTGTGTTAGCATTAAATGCGGCTGCTGATCCACCGCAACATAACGTATTTGCGGCGGCGGTTGTTGGATCAACAATAGTATTGCTAGTTGCTGTACTTGTGGTTGTACTATTAGCATCATAGAAATAGGTAATCTCTGCAATTTGTACGCTATTACCAGCATTGTTTTTAATAGAAGGGAATATCATAAAATAATAAACATAGGCCGTAGAGTTAGTTACTGCGATATCGCTACTAACACTAAATCTATTATCGGACAAAGATAGTGCGCCTTGTTGAATTAATGTCCATGTTGATCCGTCATTTGATCCGTAGAGTTTATAACTTGTTGGATCTCGCTCTACAGCATCATTAGCTGTAGTTAATTTAAAACTAGTAACAACTCGCCCAGCATTTAATTGGATAGTAACTCCAGCATTTTGTTTATCGAAGTTTAAGTACTTGGTATAGGGATTGTTATCAAACGCATTAGTAGGACCTTCATTGCTTGGACTATTATTGCTAGTTGGTATTGCTCTGGTAACATACACACCAGAACTGTTATTGTAAATTGCGGTAGGCGCAGGTGGCGGCGGCGCCGCATTACTAGGAGTAGATGTAGCAGTCTGCCCTGAACTTAACGGTACTGTAGAATACGTGGCGTTAGCGTATGTATCGGCCTGTTGTATAGTCGGATTAAGTGCGCCAGTCCACGATACTCCGCTGGTAGTTGACATACCCGAGCTGCCACTGAATAGCTGTCCTGTATTGTTGTCATTGCCTACAAAGAAGAAATAATCTGGACCCATGTTGACAATTTTACCTGTGCCTATAGTACCAGCTAGTGTGCCGTTGCTGTTGTAAACTTTGCCTTCGTAGGGATAGCTGGCATTCCCTGTCAACCCAAATTGTACATACTGTCCTGACTGCCAACTCCAAGTTCCATTGAACCATGGTATTTTGTACATAGTACCAGGTTGCTTACTGTAAATTTGGCAGGTTGTTGTATTCAAACAGGCACTGACATTCCATTGGCTGTCTGCAATTTGGTATCGTCCAAACTTTATATCTGTTAGGGCGCCAAATGCGTTAGAGCAGAATAATAACAATAAAAAAATTATTCGTTTCATGGACGTCTTAACACTCCAGTCTTTTGTACAATGTTTACTACATTACCGCCTGGATCTCCGCTACCAACAAACGTAAACGCATATTGATCATTGTGGCTTATAGACACAAATGTGTTTGAATCATAGCCTGTGGTTTTAACTTCAGCATAATGATCTGTATTACTTCTATAGGCTGTACCTTTGCCTTTACTTTGTATATCAGGAGAGTCGTTCTTTTCCCATGCCACGCAAACAGTAGTACTTGGATTACATCCTTTCTTACCATCAGAAAATGTATCTGGCAATAGTACAGGGTCGCTTTTTTCGTTGGCTTTTTCAACACGCATAGCTATTTGTCGTTGGGCGTCTGCCTCGAGTTCTTCTAATTCAGTATCACGTTTTGATCTGCCGGCATCTTTAATTGCCTGCAAGACTTCTTGAGGCTTAACAATGATTAAGTTATTACCTATCTTGCCTTCAACGGTATTGACAATAACTGGGGAAGTTGGCATCATTGAAGCACTGGTGACATAGGTAGCTTCGAATGCCTTGTCTAAGGTCACTGATCCAATGCCTGTAGTCACTGTGATACTGCCAACCTTACATCGTTGTTCATCTAGTTCAAATTGTTTAACGTCTTTTTCGTCTTTACAACTAGGAACCAGCATGATAAGACTTTGCCCAGTTTCATCCACAGTCATAGTGAAATCAGTGCCACGCACTGCTACTGTAGCTGTTGGAGTTTTGATGTTTACCTGTTGCGGATTATTTTTAGCAATTTGTCCGCTAGCGTATCGGACAGTGCCCATACCAACTTTGAGCGCGAGCTTGCCTGCATCTGATTTCTTAGGATCGAAAACAAAATCGTCGATAAGCAATCTGCTGTTTTCTGTAACTTTGACTTTGGTATCATCTTTGAATGTTATATTACTTACACAAGCACCGGTTGTATAAGTGTCCATGCTTTCAATTTCAGCACCCTTAACTCCTGACATCTTTTTCTTATTGCGTTCAACTTCACAGGCTGTGCCTTTGTTTTCTGAAACCGTGCCAATGCCAGCCCAAGAAGGGCTGGCCACTGTTAGCAGTAGGGCTAACAACAAGACACGCATAATTATCTCGCAATCGCTGTGGCTGGAGATACAATAGCTGAACTACTTGTACGAACTGTGATAGTGTTGTTGCTACCCTGTGTTTGTATATTAACTGTGGTATCGTTGGTGCCTTGTTGCTGTGTGGTGATGCTGTTGTAGTCGCCTGTGGTCATCATAGCAAGAACATGTCCGTTAGCACCCGCTGCATCTAATTGCTGGATGTTGAACACGTTAGCGTTTCCATTAGCTACATTTGATACACTACCTCTGCTGCTTAACAAACTACTAGTAACTTGGTTATTATCTCCATCCAAAACTGTGTTAGTAGTAATATTGCTACCAACTAGATCTTGTAGAATCATATTGTTATTACCGATAATTTGTTCTGTAATAACGTTTTGGCTGTTTGTAGCGTTGTTGGTATTGCCAATAGTTAATCTAGTTTGATTACCATTGCCTAACATATTAGTAGTGTAGCTGTTATTACTTCCACGAATATTGTATTGGCTACTGTTAGCATTTCCTGTTTGTGTAATGTCAACTATGTTTGTGCTTCCGGTAATAGTTCCATAGTTAGTAGCACTCGGTGCGTCTGGAGTCAGTGTAGTAATACCTGTTCCTGCTACTGTCGTTGCTACAGTTGTAGTAACGCCGCCAACATTGTTAGTCCCGCCAACTTGTTCAATTGTGATAGTATTGCTACTACCCACTTGTTCGATATAAACCTTGTTAGGACCTGTTGCTGTCTGAGCACCACTTATGGTGGCAAAGCTCATCAGCATCACTGTGAGTAATTTTCTCGACAACCCACAACCGCCTGTCATTGTTTGTTTCATTTTTTTAAAATGTCAGTTTATTGTTTGCTGACAAGTTCCTGGTCATTGACCTATAATTATACCACTTCTCTAATCTACTCCTCTCCGTAGACTTACTTCTTGTAATTTTATTTAATCTCTGTACTCTAGAAATTAAATGCCGCTGTTAAAATTTCAACATGTTAAAATTTCAACATGTTAAAATTCCAACACCATTAAGGTTTGTTAACCAGTACATCCTTATTAACAAATCCTTTTCGTTTTTGTGAGTCACTGACTGCTACCCAATCACCCTCTTGTCCTATAATTGTAACTAAAGCACCTTTCTTAAACTGCCAAGTTTTTTGACTTGTTAGGTCGGGCTCTTTATAAATGTAAGAAGCTTCCTTTAAAATCATCTCACCTGAAAGTTTTTCAACCGGTACAACTTCTTTCTTTATTTCTGCGGGGGCACTGGATACGGCTTCGGTTTTGGTTTCGGGTTTGGCTTGTGATTGAACCACGACATCTTTCTTCTCCTCTACTACTGGTACTGATATTACTACTGGTGCAGGTATTACTACTGGTGCAGGTATTACTACTGGTGCAGGTATCGCCGGAATAACGGCAACCGGAGAACTTACTTTATTGCTTTTAAATGCCCAGTGTCCTTTACGAGCACCTTCATTAATAGTTTGAATCACTGCTGCCTGTACAGCTACGTCGATTGCCTTGTTGATACTTTCATTTATGCTGCCGCCGATCTCACCCTCTAATGCATTTGCATTTGCACCTAAAGTTGTGCCATCTCCAACAAATCGCAATAATGTCACTTTGTCCATATAACTTAACACTGTTTTAGTTACTGTCACAGTTGTTAAAATTTCGCCTGTAGACACGCTCACTGTTCTTAAGGTAACTGTCACAGTGTCTGATTGGTATTGTGTGCTTGCCCCAATACCAAACAGTCTTACTCCACTACCGCCTGTTAGTGTATTGCTATCGTAGCCAACAATGCCACCTTCCATGATGATCCCGGCAAACATCATTGGGGGCAACATCTTGGCATCACGGCCTTGGTATTGCTCACGCATTTGACGAATCATTTGACGTTCTTTGATCAAGTTCTCTAGGCCAACACGTTCTAGTACTGTGAACCAGCGTTGATCACCTACATCCTGTAGGGCCTTGATTAGATAGTTTTCAGCACCTTGTGTAACAGCTGAACTTAATGACGCAATCAGTGGCTGGCTTTTACGTTGCCCTGTTAGATCTCTAAATCCATACACTGCCACTGTTAACGGTCCGCCTTCTGGTGGTTGTAATTTATTAGAGTCTTTCTTTAGAAATTTACTAGACTCGACTTTCGGTTCGTCAAACTGGTTTCCAGTTATTTTTTCTTTGATAGCCGAACTTGATGCGCACCCACTCAATACTGCTACAACGGCCAGGGATAATAGTGTTTGTTTCATGTATTATCCTCCAAATCCAAATGTGCCACTTGGCACCTTCATTTCTGTAAATTGTCTTGGATCTAATACATTTTCAATTCTAACAATAATAAATGTACCTTCTACTTTCCAGGTGATGTTATTACCGGCAACTTCCATTTGTCCGCAATTACCTGCACTGTTAGCAGTACACACTGGAACACCGTTAACACCAAACAAACTATCTGTAATCTGCTTGGCCAACTGTGAATAGATACGACTTTCTAAGTTTGCTTGAAACTTAGCCTGCGGAGTGTTTAATGCATCACTCTCTGCCTTTGCTTTAAGAGCATCAGCTGCTGCTTTATTTTTGTCTCTGGCCTGTGTCTCTAATTGATAGAGTGTTAGAACGTGAGAACTATATCCAATCCCTGAAAAGGATGGACTATTAAAATTGTGTTGTAATTCTGCACCATTGACTACTGATGCTGTAGCCATTAATATGGTGGCTATTATAAACTTAACCATCGATTCGCTCCCGGTTATACTTGTTATGTATATTTAGAGCAAAAACCGATTATATTAAAATACTAGTTTACTTAGGGGATTTTAAAACTAATTTTGCCAACTGGTCTACGAGTAGACATGTAGTTGTTGCCAGCGACCACTTTGATAATGCCGTCGAACACTGGCGGATAAATGACCTGGAAAGAGTTAAAGAATGCGCCACCACTACCTTTGGCAATTCTAGATTTTACCTGGATCATTGTTGATCTCTCAAGTACGGCTTTAAAGAAATCGCTCATACCTGGCATCTTGTTCAAATGATCTGCTACTAGTTCAGCGATACCTGCCAATGCGTGATATCCCATATCATATGCAGGGTCTTCAAACTTTGCACCTTTTCTTTTAAATGCCGACTGTACTCCGGGAGTAGTTGCCCACGGTAGTTGCGGATTATATTTAATTGCCTGGCCTAAATTCTGTTGGACATTGGCCGCATCAGTACTGTCAATAAAGCCAAATTTTACTGCTAATTCTAATGGACCTGTAATTGCAGAGTTAGATGCAATTACGTTAATAATTTTTAAAATCTCTTGATAGTTGGGCTTGTCTGTGACTTCTGAAAAACGTTCTGGATTTTCTTGAATATCTTTTAATAGCCCTGTGACTGCGGCAGCAGCACCACCTTTTTTATCTTTGCTACTTACTTTTAAAGAAGTAGTTTTGTTCAGTCTTAGATAACTGTCGTATAATAAATTTGATCCACCGCCTGGAAACAGTACAGATTTAATACCGTTCCAAGTTAGCCCAATAGGAGTTAATAATGCTGCTTCAGCTTCTCTATAACTACCGGTGACAAAATTACCGGTGACTAGTGCAATTGGTGCTGCACTTTCACCAAGATCAACTTCATAGGTTGTCATATATTGATCAGCACCCGGAACTGGAGTTGTTGAGTTGGTTAGTACATTTGTCAACAGTTGACTAATCTGTTGATTAATCTCTGGAGATAGATCTTCTTTTTGTTTAATCTGCTTAGGCAGTGTTGCAACAGGAATATCAATGTCTGTAGCAAACAACTTGTTGGGTTTAATATCAAACTGCGCACGTTCTGCAATTTTATTATCAGTTTGTGTGTAGCCAGTATCTCTTCCAAAATCTGCATTTGTCCATGCAATTGGAAATGCTCCGGCTTTTTTTGTATTAGTAAATTTAACGAACGCAATTGATTTCTTGTTTTCGTCTTCCCATAGGGTAATTAATGCTGCTCCGGATTTTCCCTGCACTTTACTGTAATAATATACTGTGGGATTGCCCAGTGCTGCAAGAGCATCTTTTAAACCTTGTTCGAGATCAGTTTGAACTTCATATCTCAATTCAGTTTCAGGAATAACTGTTGTGCTAACTAGGTTAATTTTTTTACCATCTTTAGCAAACGTGATAGTTTTGCCCTGACTAACCTCTTGGGCACGACGGATAATCCCGCCTTCTGATTCTGTAATTATTTCAAATGCTCTCATAGCTAATATTTAGCTGATTTCAGGGAACAGGCATTCTTGAATAAAATGTTTAACGTCCTCTTCTGAAAGCCCTAAACTAACCATTACACGTGGTGTATGCGGGTTCTGCTTTTGATTTTCGCAGTAGTAGTTCTGTGCCTCTGTAGTATCGTTAGCTGTATTATTGGTTTCTGCTACCGTGCTCAAATAGTGCTGTATGCCCTCTTTTGCCATGGCAATAATCTGTGCTAGTTCTTCTTCATCGCTAACGTTCCCAGCAGCTACCATACTAGGGCTAAAGATACGTTCTGCCCAATCTGGCAGTTTGCGAGTTTTATTCCACTCTAGCTTTTGTGCTTCTTCTGCAAACCAATCCATCATAGCATGTTCTTTATCGCCGGCAGCTGAGTAATCATAGAAACACCCGGTGATCTTGTTCTTGCCTGCAATTACATCGAATCCAAAGATCGGTGCAGGATTATGTGTATGCGGGAAGATGCAACAGTGCATCATCCAGAGTCCTTTGGTTTCTCTAGCATCCACAACATCAACGTGAGCCCTACGATAACTGCTACTGGTCCAAACACGATTAACCCAACCAGGGCTGTTGAAGCGATCCATACCCGTTTCATATACTTCCTTTCCGGTTTTGTTGAACTGTTCAATAAACAGCTCTTGCACTTCAATGAGTGTTTGCCAGACTTTACTTGTTGATGTTTGCAATTTCCATCATCTCTTTAAAAAATTGTGTAGCAAAATCAAAACAGACTTTTGCTTCGTCGGCCATGCTGTCGTCGATTTTTAAACGAACTGCTGCTTTTAGACTATCGGCATCTTCAAATTGATAGTACTTGCCAGCCCCGGGCACCTTTTTGGCAATCATTTGTCCGCCAGCTAGATCGCCCATGTGTCGTACATAAAGGTGTGCCATTAGCAATTTAGGATCATCTTTAATTTTCATAATATGATCCATATACTCTTTTACCACTGCACACATTTTGGGTCTATCTTCTTCGTCTGATCCCCATAATTCCTCAAAGTCAGCTCTAATGGCCTTGGCCCGTAAGATTCCTGGCATGTCAGACAGCAGTCCATGCGGCATGGCACATACTTCTAACAGCTCATACATAGGAAATTGATTGTAGAGATATGTAGCGTACAGTTTGGGATCTATGGTTCCTGAAAACAGTATTTTTACAAACTCCTGTCTTTCTGCATTGGTGTGATTGTCTTTGGTTAATTCTCTTAGGCTCATTATGACTCCGTAATTATCTGAAACGTAGTATCAGCATCACAAGATCCTGTTCACTGTTGAGCTTGAGAATATAATCGTTGACATTGAATCTTTGATACTGCCAACGTGTTCCCAATGGACCAAAAGCTGATTCTACAAATCGTATTATACTTAGTTTGCCGGACTTGCCACTGGCTTGAGAACTGGGACGCTGATCTCTAAAATGAACCCAATAACCGAATCTACGTGCCCCTGTAAATTGATGTTTGATTAATCGCACATCGTCAAAGGTCATTCTTCTTGTTCTAGTGTGATGCGCAATGGAAACCCATTACTTCGAGCCAGTTGAGTTGATTCTATGCCTTTGGTCTCGGCAATCTCATGAGTGTAGACTCCTGCCACAGCACTGCCAGAATTATGTATTTCCAGAGTGATATCTTTGGCTGCACTTACACTGTGTTTAAATATGTCAGTTAACAATTCTATCACAAACTCCATAGGAGTCTTTTCATCGTTGAGCACGATTACTTTCCACATTTTAGGTGGCTGTAAACTTGTTATAATTTTTTCTTCTATTTGAATTTCAGTGGTCATTTTTATTTCTCCAACTGGGGGATTTCTCCCCCATTGATTGATTATTTAACTTCCACAATGTCAATCACACGTGGCTTTTCAGACTCGGGAATATTGCGGATCAATTTCACAATCAGCATGCCATTGCGGATTTCTGCACCTGCAACTTCCATGTGTTCAGCAAGTGGAAACTCACGAACAAAGTCGCGGGTGGCTAGACCACGATGCAAGTAAACAATTTCCGGATTCTCATGGCGAACAGATTCTGCTCCTTCGCCTTTTACTGTAAGCACATTAGCTTCTACAGTTACGGAAATTTCCGATTTTTCAAATCCTGTCACAGCAATTTGAATCTCATACTGATTCTCACCAGTCTTGAGTATATTGTGCGGAGGATAGTTGTTGGACACACTGTTGGAAAATCTACGTTCCATTTGGTCGAACATGGTGTCAAAACCAATCAGTGCTCTATTAATAGCTTCAATTCTTTGTAATGCGTTATTGTTCATAATAGTCTCCTTATAAAGTAAGAACAATGGGGACCCCGAAGGTGCCCCCAAGACAATTAGCTAGACTTAGTTTCTGTAAACGTAGCGTCTACCACATTGTCATCTGCTTTGGCTTCTGGTTGAGGCGCCTGAGCTGCCTGTTCCTTGGCCTGCTTTTTCTCCAACAATGTTTTCATTGCCGGAAAAACTTTTTCGAGTTCAGCTTTAATTTTATCAGCGTCATCTTCTTTCATAGCGTCTTCGACTGATTTAACTGCTGTCTCGATTTCTGTCTTTTCTGTATCAGTTAATTCATCTTTAAATTCTTCAAGATCTTTTTTAACTTCATGTACAGTTGCTTCAGCTTGGTTGCGAGCATCAATTAATGTTCGAGCTTTTTGATCACTCTCTGCATTTTCTTCAGCTTCACGTACCATGCGTTCAATTTCTTCTTTGCTTAGACCGCTATCTGATTTAATAGTGATCTTGTTTTCTTTGCCTGTGCTCTTGTCCTTGGCCGAGATATTCATGATACCGTTAGCATCAATATCAAATGTAACTTCGATTTGCGGCTGTCCACGACGTTGCGGTTGAATACCTTCAAGATTGAATTCACCTAGCAATTTGTTGTATTGTACTAGATCACGCTCACCTTGGAATACCTTGATAGTCACCGCAGGTTGATTGTCTTCTGCTGTTGAGAATGTCTGCTGTCCCTTAGTCGGAATGGTTGTGTTCTTTTGAATAACCTTTGCAAACACACCGCCCATTGTTTCAATACCCAAACTCAGTGGAGTCACATCTAGCAACAACACATCAGTACGATCGCCACCGAGAACAGCACCTTGTACTGCGGCACCTGCGGCAACAGCTTCGTCTGGATTAACATCCTTACGTGGTGCCTTGCCAAATAATTTTTCAACGGCTTCTTGTACCTTTGGCATACGTGTCATACCACCAACAAGAATAACTTCATCGATGTCAGCGGCTGTGACACCTGCATCTTTCATGGCAACTTTACATGGCTCAATTGAGCGAGTGATTAACTCGTCAACAAGCTGTTCTAACTTGCTACGGCTAATAGTGATATTCATGTGCTTAGGGCCACTTGCGTCTGCTGTGATGTATGGCAAATTAACACTTGTGCTTGCAGAGCTAGACAATTCAATTTTTGCCTTCTCAGCAGATTCTTTTAAACGCTGTAGAGCAAGTACATCTTTGGTTAGATCAACACCTTGATCCTTGCGGAATTCTTCAACCAAGTAATCCATAATACGTTGGTCAAAGTCTTCACCGCCAAGGAATGTATCGCCGTTTGTGCTCAATACTTCGATCTGCTTGTCTCCATCTACGTTGGCTATTTCGATGATCGAAACATCGAATGTACCGCCACCAAGATCGTAAACAGCAATTTTCCTATCTCTTTTATCAGCTTTATCAACGCCATAAGCAAGAGCTGCCGCAGTAGGCTCGTTAATAATACGGAGTACCTCCAGGCCTGCGATTTGTCCAGCGTCTTTAGTAGCTTGTCTTTGGCTGTCGTTAAAGTACGCAGGAACTGTGATAACTGCTTGAGTAACTTCATGACCTAGATAATCCTCCGCTGTCTTTTTCATCTTACGCAAAACTTCTGCTGAGATTTGTGGAGGCGCCAACTCTTGACCATTAGCACGAACCCATGCATCGCCATTCTTGGCTTCCATGATTTCGTAGGGCATAAGGTTGATGTCCTTTTGAACAGCTTCCTCTTTAAACTTGCGTCCAATCAAACGCTTTGAAGCATAGATTGTATTTTTGGGGTTAGTAACTGATTGACGTTTTGCTGAAGCACCTACGAGAATTTCATCTTTGCCGTAGGCAACGATTGAAGGTGTTGTTCTAGCACCTTCTGCATTTTCAATTACTTTGGGGATGCCGTTTTCAATAACAGCTACACATGAGTTTGTGGTACCTAAATCGATACCGATGATCTTAGACATAATTATCTCCTTTTAAAGTAAGATCTAGATTGTGAGCACTATGCTCTATAAACCGCCCGCTTTGGTGCAGCTTACGATTTTATTTATATCAAATATTCTCTAAATTCTGAATATTTGACCATTTTTTTAGTTTTTCACGTTTAGCTTCAGCTGCACGGTCGATATTTGTCCAGCTTACAATATCCATGTTGTGCAAGATATCAATCATGGTTATCATATCGCCTAGCTCTTCTTCCAGATGTTGCCTATTGGTTTTAGGTTTTCCTGGTTTAAAATTGTCTAGTCCGAAGCGGCTGATTTTACTTACCGCTTGAATTACTTCAGCACATTCTTCTTGGAGAATGTCCATTACTTCTTTGGTTTGACTGTCCATATATTACCTTTGATTTGCAAATGGTGCGATATAGTTACCGTCGCTCATTGTACTGGTCCGCAGAGCTTTGTAGACATTTTGCACACCTACTGCTTGATTCCACGCATCTTCGAGAGCATGATGTTTTAGCACTGGAGGACGGTTGGGATTGATACCTACATCGAAAATTGTGCGAGTGTCGCGAACTTCCCAGAAGCTCCAAGGAATAGCTTTGCCGATCTTACGAAAATACCATTCTAGAATAGTAACATCAAAGCCAGCACCGTGACTCCATACTCTTTTGCCGCCCCAACAAAACTTGTACAGTTGTGTCATTGCTTCTTCAATAGAGACTCTGTTTGCAGGATCAAATGCTTCGTTCTGAGCTTCCTGTGATTGTGAAGCCCACCAATCTAAGGTAGCCTGCGAAACCGTAGCACCAATCCGATCACAACTATCAACATCAACACGGACATAAAATTTCTCACATTTTTTTTCGTTTACATCATCACCAAATGGATCAAATTTAACTGCACCAATGGTTAAGATTGTTGCTGTGGGGAGAACGTCTAGCGTCTCCAAGTCGATCATAATATCTGTGTTCATACAGTTATTATACTACCTTTCTGACAGAATGTCAATAGATTAAAACATTTTTTTAGGTAATTCGTTTTCACGCAGTTTCTTGCGCCATCTAGCCACTGCTGCACCTTTGAGGCGTTTGCGCATGGTTGTGGGTTTTTCGTAAAACTCTTTTTGTCTCAGTTCATCGAGAATACCACTTTCTTCGACTTTCTTTTTGAATCGGCGGAGAGCCTGATTGATATTTTCGCCTTCTTTGAGAACTACGGTTCTCCCTAGAGTAACTCTTGATTTATTCATAATTGTTTATGGTTAGGTTAAGTAAAGATTCACAATCCTCACTAGCATATATAGCCTTTGCATTAGCACGTGATAAATTTCTTAGGTTGCCAAAGTAGTGTGAATTTTTTTGAGCGCAGATGTATCCTATAACAAGACTGTTTGCGCTATCTGCGTTGAATATGATGAGATCGCTCTTGGATTTTTTGTCCAGCAGCCAATCCGTGTCGTGATCAGATGACCAAAGATAGGTAATGATATCATGCTGTGATTTTAGATTCAACAAACTATCTGAAATGATTTTGGTCTGTTCAGCATTGAGATCTACCAACAACAATCTAAAACCATCAATCAATACATCGTCAGGAGCAGTGACTACAACTACCTTGGCTGTCATCCTTGTCCTTTGACTTGTTTGACCTTTTGCCAGATCGTAGATTCATTCTGCTCGGCATTTTGAATATAGCCCACTAGCTTTCCTGAATCTTGCGAATCTGTTGACCCTGTTCCCGTTCCATCCATGCTGTTATCTTTTTTTTTAGTTTCTTCAACTTGTTCTAGAGCCCATTTCGCTGCTTCTTCTGCGGCTTCATTGTCTGTAAAGTCGGGGGCAGCTTTTAGGTACTCTTCCCAAGGAAGACGATCAATCAAACCATTTTCTAAAAGACGTCTGTGTCTTTTCAAAGAATCGTCCGGATGATCGTGTTTCCAATTTCGCTTGGCTTCTCTAATCTCAACTGTGTCATTTTCGTCGTAGTCGTCATCCTCTTCATGCAGTTCCTCAGACGCCGTTATATCACCTCCTAGTGCGGTCGGCTGTGTTGTGAAAGAATCTACGACAGGTGCTGTGTGTGTTGTTTGTATATATGCGGCTGCGGGAAACGGCCATAAATTTGTGGCTGGTGGTATAAAAGGTTCTGATCTTGGAGTAATTTCTTCATTGGTTGGAGGACCATCTTTGTTATCTGTTGGTATGGAATTTTCTAGAGATTCCTTGTGGTCTTCTTCGGCTCTGCGAAACCATTGAAAACTATATTGGCTGGCCAACAGCAGTATCACTGCCAAAGGATCAAATACTGAAACAATGATAATAATTACCCAAGTCACCGCTTTTTCTAATAGGTTGGCATCGGGATTGCTGCCATACACAAAGGCAGCTATGTATTTGATGGGACCAACTTCAGCTTCAACCTTGCGTATTTCGGCCGCAATTGGAGCACGTTCTTCATTAAGAGTGGCAATGGCCTTTTGCGATTTAGTTATGTCAGAATTTATCTGGGCTCTTTCTTTGGCCTGGCGTTGACGCATGGTATTGGCATTGACAGCCCCTTGATCAGTTTTACTGCGAGCAATGGTTTCATCAATGGTGGCATCCATTTGTTTCAGGGCCTTGCGACCAGCTTCGATGTTTTCGCGTTCAGTTTTTATTTTTTCGTCATAGATAGCAATTTTGCTCTGAACATCTCCGGACACTAATGTTTGATCACTGTGTGCCTTTGATAGAAAACCAAAGATGCCCATGGAGGTAATTACCATAAGGATGGCAATGGCAACTATGAGATAACTTCTAATGTAAATAGGGGCTCTATCCCAATTGATTTTTAACCATACAGTGGCAATTAATTTGCTGACTTCTAGCACTACACCCATAACAATAATAGGGATAGCAGCGGCTGCGAAAATGCTAACGAGACCCGCTACGCTGTACCAAATGGCCACTGCAGAAATGGTTAACCCGCTGAACAGGGCCAGCCAGGCAATAATTTTATCGCTGAGATTTATTTTCATGTGTAATATTTATTCCCTTATCCAACGCCAATTACTGCTCGCATTTGAGAAACAGGCTGTGCTACTCAATGTTCTCTGCACACCATAAGCTATGGCCTGCACATGCATCCTCCTACAATATCCCGATCCAGTGGGCCATGTCATCACAGGCACTGCAACACCACTAGCATCACGTTTGTACCATTCAACAGCCTGTCCATTTTCGGCAAACATCACGGCATGATACAGCGCCTGGGTGTAAGAATCTTTTTGATCATTGTCCAAAGTTTTGAACCATCCAAAAGATATTTGCGCAACTTCATTAATAAACGAACCTGAGCGATATTCGAAAAATCTAGGATTACTGATGTCATTAGCCAATGCTGGACTAGTTACGACCAGTATTAACAATTTCCCAGCCACCATCCATTTTTTGACAACTGACGCCTTTGCGTTGAACATCTCTTCCTCCAATCTGCATCCAATAAGTAAATTCACCGCAGTTAGTTGACATACCTAACCTTGCCGTGGTAATTCGTTTGATATCGTCGTCTGTGCATTCTAACACAGTCTTGCTATCTACTGTTTCTTTGTTATGAGTAGTAATAGTTTGACTAGTATGACAGTACTGCGGTTTCTGAGCAACAACTTTTGATGCAGATCCGCAGCCTGTTAGCGCCAATAATGCCAGTGCAGGAACTACTGTAATGACCAGAGCCTTCATTATTGAGCTCGCTTGGTCTGAGCTTCAGCGATCAATTGATCGAATGTAGCCTTCTTCATCTCAAGACGAACAAAAGTATAATGTTTTCCGGCCATAGTAAAGTGTCCGCGTTCACTTTTCACATGACGGCGGATGGCGGTGTCTTCTACCTTGTAGGTAATCTTGGTACGAGTTGTTTTCTTGTCGTTGACAATGTCAATAGATGTTTCGCTATTAACTGTACCATTGATACGTTTTGCAAAGTTGTTCATTGCAATCGCATCCATTTGTTCTTCTGCTGCCTGAGCGTAATTACTGTCTCCTGCACCGCAGGCATAGACATAATCTTCACTCCACCAGAACCAACCTTTAACGCCTTCCTGTGCGCAACTTTGATACCAACCAGGTTGAGCAAATGTCTTGCGCTCTGGAATATCTTTCATTGACGAACAGCCTGTAATAGCTGTTGCAAGTAAGCCTACTAGAATTGCCTTTTTCATCGTGTACCTTTCTGTGTGTGTTAACGATATAATAAGTATAGCACCACGGCTGCTCAATGTCAACCGGGTGCTTAACCAATTTATTTGAAGAAGATTAGCGCCATCATTACTGCTTGGACAATAAATCCAAATCCAATAGTGACTACGTTGAGCATGTCTTTTTGCACTGTGGCTTTGACAAATAACAGGGTTAGGCCGCCCCAGCATAACAACACAAGATCCACTGCGGGCATCTTGTCAGTTAACCCACTCATTACAGCGAACAGACTAGGAACAGTGGCAGCGTGTAGTACAATGACTGCTAGCCAACCAAATGTCTCTGCCGAAATGTGGCTGACTTTGGCGGTAGCCCAGGTTTTGAACTCTTGAAGATTTTCAAAATGAGGCAGCGGATTAAATTTGTTGAAGTCTACCATTTTATTTCTTTCCTCTGTAAAAGATATGATTGCCGATTGTTCCAATTTTTTCTAGATTCCATTGCGGATTGACATAGTTAGCATGATAATACAATGCTTCTTTCATTACGTCAAGTCTGAAACCTTCCAATAATACCTTTTTAGCCACAGCCATACTTTCGTTGTAAGCCGATTGGTTAATAGGTCTAGCTTTGTGCGCAGTGTCACAATACCATGAGAATTGGCAAATGACTCTGTCTATCACTACTGACTTTTGAAAAACAACTGCACAGACATCTTTTGGGAACGAGGGATGAGACGCCCTGTTCATGGTGACCTGTGCCACTGCTACTTTGCCTTCAAAGTTTTCGTGTCCTGCTTCGCGATAGATATTCATCGCTAGGCATTCTAGTTGTCGTTCTCTAGTTTTAATTGACACAATGTCGGGCGATGATAACATCTGACCCTCACGTAGCTTTTCCATTTTGGCAAAAGTTACATTCTGCACCAATAGGCATACTACAATTAAACCTATAACATAGGTGGTAAATCTAATAAATTTTTCCATAAGTCCTCCTTTGACTTGGTGTAATCCAAAGTTCAGATTACATTACATAAAGGGAGTTAACTTCACGAGGCTCTGAAAGAACCCTACTTTCGTGTAGTTGTCTCCATTAGCCACTAAGTTCATAACTCTTAGTACCTTTGGCGACCCTTGGCATCCCGAAAATACGGGTTTCTCATTGGCCAAGACCCGCGGGCTAAACTTCCATGCTTTTGACATTTTCATCTAACCAACTATCTTAGTTTCTTTGCGAAACGTTTAATATATACCTCATACTTGCGTTATCTCCCGAGAAACTGGTGATTATCGACGCATTTTGGAGATATCTTGTGCTTCTTCATCACTGAACACAGGCACAGCGTTGCTCTTGTGCATTGTCGCAATGCCTTTGACTTTGGTTCCAGTGTAGATTGGACTGGCTTTTAACACAGCATTGCCGCCGGTATCCACACTTTTGATATGTGCAGTGGTATTGCGGCCCTCAGGAATCTTCAGTGAGTATGATTTGCTCAAAGATTCTGCCGCCAGCCCACGAGTTCGTTTCTTATCTTCAATCTCTACAGCCCATTTCTTCTGTAGTTCTTTCCACGATTCGTTCAATTCACGGGCCTTTCTTGCGTGTTCTGCTGATGCAAACTTTTGCTTGCCTTTGGGTTTGCCAGTGGTACTAAGCCACGGACCTTCTAGATGCATTGTCAAAAGAAACCTCCAAACTTGTTAAACTATACGACTAGTATAGCATCTAGTTTAGAGGTTGTCAACTGCCTACAATTCAATTTATTGCAAAGAATAACGCCTTATGGAAACCTCTTGCTGAATATCTCACTCTGCTCTGCAGTCAAGGCAATTTCATATTGGTAGTCTGGATGATCAATTCCTAGATAAGGTTGTCCACCAATTTGCCATAAACGAGCTTCGTGTTGCGCCAGTCTCCAACTGACGTGATTGTCAGCTTTGTTCCTGTTTGGCATGTCTTCGGGATAATTGCCGTTGCCGGTCCGACACCGAAGTTTTGGTCCGGTATCTACTTTGAAATAGAGCTGGTTGGCTATATCGTCAAGCACTGGCATGGCAGTGATACTGGCAGTAATGCCGATTCCCATATCATTTGCCGGCTCTTCAAATGCCAATGTTAAATCTGGCCCTAGTTTAATTTCTATAATCATGATATTCCTTGTGTTTTACTTAGCTGTATTGTGTTCGACAGATTTTATTTTATCTGTTCTGCTAGTTGTTTATATCCAGCCCAACTTGGATGTATGCCGTCTGGTTGCAATTTGGTAATTGGCAACACAGTATCGCCGTATTTGTTAGCAATTTCTTTTATTGTTAGTTGAATATAGTTTATATTAACTTGACTTGCTTTAAGATTGCCAGCTGGCAAAATCCAAAACACACGTTTGCCTTTTATTTTGTCACGCATCTTTAACAACTCTGCTTCTGTATGTATATGTTTATGATCATTACTTCCTAAACTTATAATAACGGTATTGGCGGTTAAATCATTTTTTAGATAATCACGATTCCACTGCCAAGTATTGATTCCTCCCTTGCCTACAAGAGTACATTCTTTGGCAAACATGTGTGTGCCCACTGCTATACTATCACCTACAATCAAACACTCTAACATAATTTCTCCAAAAGAAAAGCGATTACTGCTATAATACAGTAATCGCTAACTCTTGTCAACTAGTTTAGCTGTTTAACACTTTTGCCACCGAATTCATCACACTGGCAATGCGGCCAATATCACGAAGCTGTTCTACAGTGTAGCCTTCTTGCTTGAGCGTTTCGTAATGTGCCTTAACACAGAAGTGGCACTTGCCTACAATACTTGCGGCCAAACTAAATGCCTCAAAGTTGCTCTTGGTTGTTCCACCGTGACTGGCAATGGCATTCATGCGTAACTGTGCTGGCAGGCCTTTTAGAGCAGGATCATCGGCCATCTCAACGTAGGGATACCAGACGTTGTTCTGTGCCATAATGCTCGCCGCTGTCATTGCTGACTCTGCGTGTACTGGCGCATCTGCTAACAATATGCTTAACACCTTACCGTTGCCAGTTGCGGCGAGTGCGGCCACGGCACAACCCATAGCAACATCAGCATCCAATGTACTACGCACAAACACAGCGTCAATATTTAACTTGGTGTCTTTTGCGTAGTCTGGCAATGCGCCTTTTACTGTTTCAATAAAACTCATTTTCGTCCCCATTTAATACGTGCCCAAAGTCTATCATACAAATAGTATGATGTCATCCAGACACAATTTATAATGATTGTAGGAACAAGGGCCTGTGTTAAACTTTGTCCTGTTACCAACAACATCACATAGGTTGAGCATAAGACCCAAATCCTATAGATGATGGTCTTGACCAAGGTCCTTGTCCTAGTTTCCATTAAAGTGTTTCGCCGCCAACTGTACGGTTACAAGCGCAAAGCTCACCGGTTTGTAGCGCATCCAACACACGCAGAGTTTCTTCTGGGCTACGACCAACGTTCAAGTTGTTGACAGTAACGTGTTGAATAACGTTGTCTGGATCAACAATGAATGTTGCGCGAAGTGCGGCACCAGCAGGTGCATAGAATACGCCCAACTGTTCAATCAAGCTCAACTCACCACGTTGTGTGTCGGCAAACTGATTGTGTGTGATCTTCTTCAAATCAGCGTGAGCTGTTTGCCAGCTAACTTTACAGAACTCGTTGTCTGTCGAACCTGTGAGCAATACAGCATCACGATCAGCAAAGTCGCCTGTCAATTTGTCGTAGGCTACGATTTCTGTTGGGCATACAAATGTAAAGTCTTTTGGATAGTAAACGATTACTTTCCACTTGCCTTCAAATGACTTCTCTGTAATGTCAAAGAAAGCGTCTTCTGGTTGTCCTGGCTTGACGCCGGTGACTGTGAATTTTTCTAATTTGTGTCCGACTGTTTTCATATCTTCTCCTTGTGTGTGATAAAAACTCAGTGTTTGTACTGATATTATATTGTACGTTTATTTAACCTATAGGTCAAGCAATTTTAATAGTTTTTTCAATAATTATTTTAATGACGCTAATAGAAAAAATTAATAAAGAAAAGGCTCCGAAGAGCCTGTCTTGGCGTGTAATTAATTATACAACAGGAGTATATTCAATGCCGGTTGTGGCTAAACCGACCAACCCAATAGTTGTTTCAAAAGCTGCTAACTCACTTGCGGCAACCAAAACATCAGCTTGTGACAGGTTATTGTTAGTCATCCATACTGTGTAGTCTGTAACCTGTGTCAATGCAGCATCAGTGCCAAATACGTTTTTGTAAACGTGCTTGATGAAAGTTTCATTGCCAACCCCACCTGCGTCTGTTTTGTAAACGTCTGTGTTTAATAGGGCTTCTGCCAATTGTTTGTTGGTCCAACCTTTGTCGGCTAGATCAATGCCAATGCCTTTGTATGCGTTAGTAACATCAGCAGTACCAAGTGCGGCTGCTAGTAATGAGTATACATCACCTGCACGACCTGCGGCATCATAGGCAATAGCTTTGTCTGTGAATACAACACGCTCGTGATCAGCAAGATTAAATTCCATGTTAGATATCAAGGTACTTGCCAAGGTTACTTTACTAGCAGTTTTAGTTGTTGTGAACTCTGTGCTTGCGCCTCCCATTGTGTAAGTGTCAATACCTGTAGTACCGGTAACATCAACTGTAATATCAACTGTGCCGTCGCCAGCACGACCTGTACCTACTACACCGAACGTAGCAATTTTACCAGCAGTGCCAACTGTAGCAACAGTAACGATCAAGTTGTTAGCTGCCGCTCCGCCTAGTGCCGTACCAGCAAGAGTGATTGTGTCACCAGCAAGGTATCCCGATCCTGCACTGGCTACTAGACTGTCTAGAACAACAGAGTATACTCCGTCTGTTTTAGTAACATCAAAAGCAGCACCTGTTCCGGTTCCGCCTGTTAGGCCTGTAACATTTTGATAGGTTGCGTTAATCGGTTTGTCTTTGATTGTAATTGTTGTTGTCATAATTTTTCCTTTTTAAATAATATGATCCTACCATTATACGTGAACTTTCAAACAAAACATGTGCGTACACGCACAACTTCGAGACGATAATTTGGAAATATTGCCAAAAAGAAACCCGCCGAAGCGGGTTCTGCTATTTTGGATGACAAGGTATAACTACCTCGGACCGCTGTTTTTTAGGCAGCTAGAGCAACTTTGCTTTTGCCGGAAACAGTGTTTCCAGTGAAGCTCATTGCGCTGAAGTCGAATGTATCTGCGTTTGCATTTACGTTTTTTGTATTTTACGTGACCCCACGTGTTGATCTTTATCCTATCTCACCCTGTCGAAACCATGGCAGGCCCATCATAAAAGGACTAGAGCAAATACTACGATAACAACAATAAAGCCAACTAGAGCACTATATTCGTTATCCATACTAATCTCCTTTATGGTGGACCTGGCGGGAGTCGAACCCGCGTCCAGAATGCCTTACTTTAAGACTTCTACAACAATTTTTTAGGCAGCTTGAATATTACTAGCCTGCTCGCCTTTTTGACCCTGAGTCACTTCAAACCTTACACTTTGTCCTTCTTGTAGGCTCTTGAAGCCACTCGAATTAATCTGTGAAAAGTGAGCAAATAAGTCTGCGCCACCA